AAACTGGTTATGCTCAGGCTGGTATAATGTTTTTTCTTTGCATATTTGAAAATTCCGTTAATCAATATCCGCATATCAGAATAAGCTTTTTGCGTAAGTTCCAGTTTTGAAATAGCTGTTTTTATGAATGATTCCAATATTTCTTCATCAATGTACCGGATTTTTCTATTTGCAATCGGCAAATACTTATTTTCAAAAAATCTTTTAAAATTTGTCTCGTACTTGTCCTTTGTCTGTCTTGTTATTTCACCATATTCAAGTTTTTCAGAAATCCAATTAGAATATACCTTAATAACTGTAGGTTCATCCTCCTTAGCTTTATAAAACTTTACTATTTCATCTTCAATTGCTTTTTCAGATGTTCTCTTTACAAGTCTCTTTCCTCTCTTATTATCTTCATCTGGCAAATATGTGTAAAACTTTCCATCTTTTCCTTGCCAAATGCTGTAAGTGTGTTTTTCAATAAATTTTTTCCTTTCGTTCATTTCAATTTTTTTCTGAATGGTGTCTATGTTGATAATACCATTTTCGATGGCAATATTCAACAACTCACTATTTGAAAGATTTCCCGTTTAACTCACCTTCTAACTTTTTTACTTTCTGTTTAATATCAAAAATTCTTCTTTCCACTGTTCTTGTTGATATGCATAGTCTCATGGCTATTTCTTTTGAAATAAGTCCACGGGCAAGAAGATAAAATATTTCTTCTTCCTGCTCCGTGAAATTGGCGTTTTCAATAATTGTTTCAAGCTCTGGCTTAGTCAGTTTTGAAAACTTCATAAGCCACTATCCTCCAATATTTTATTCTTCTCCCTGCCAGATCTTCGGTGTACCATCTGCATTGAGCATAACGGTAAGACCGCCGCCCGTACTTATTGTGATATATAAATACATCACTCCTGTGTCATTATCTGCATAAATAAGATATTCTTGTCCACTTTCCACCAGTACCATTGTGTTTTCCTGTTCCTCGCTAACATTTGCCATGTCACTGCATCCGGCGATCAGGAGTGTTGCGGTTATAATGGCTGTTATAAGTTTCCTTTTCATGATCTACCTCCATCAAGATTTCTTTTTCTCATCATACGGCTCGCCACAGAACGGGCACCGTGACAGTAATACCGGCAGCTTCCGCTCTCTCTTCTTACCTTTTTCTTTTACTGTAAATTCTAAGTACGCTCTTTCGGATATAACCTCGATAGGTGGTAATACCTGTTCGATGTTTTCCATCCCACACATTTTTTCCAATACCTCATCCATGCAATTACACATTGTTTCCCCTCTCTTTCTCAAAGTTCATCGATCATCTTTGAGTACTCGTTATACTGTTCTTCCGTCACATCTGCGACATTGTTCAGGAAAAAATATAAATATCCTTTTGAGTACTCGGCTGACCATAGTTTTAATTTGATTTTCTTTTTGGCAATTTCATAATAGAGACCGAAATCCATTATTATATTTTTCATGAGATGACCATTCCTCTCTTCTTGGTTTTGTTATCTGGTTCTAAAATAAACTCATCTGGTTCTCGTCGTACTGGTAAACACGTCCGGTTGTGATTCTTCCCATCTGACGCAATCTCTCCACCCGCGGTTTCTGCTTAAAATTTGCCATATAATTATTGTCCACTTCCGGCGGTAGGGATAAATAACATTCCTCTGGTAATGACAACTGATTTTCTGTGCAGGCCTCGTGGATCTTTGACTGATAATAAATAATGTGATTTCGCACCAGATTCATGTTGCAGCCATCCGACCAGAACGGATCATTACACCCGTTCTGATTGATAACTTTCCAGTGTTCTATTTCTCTGCGGATGCACTGGCGGTACTCTTTCACTTTATCTTCTGCTGTCTGTATCATGGCAGCACCTCCGAAAAATTAAGTTTCATCTGTTGATCCGGCTCATAGTTCATACATACCGTTTCCATCCGCGGCTTCCTGCTTTCTTCGGCTCTTTCTTAAGCATCTTGCTGCAAAAATGGAAGTACTCATACAGATTAAAATTAAAATCTGAATTAAATGCCGCTTTTCCTGCAAGCTTACTTTCTCCGTTTTTATTATCTCCGCCGTTGTACCACATCGGATTACTGCCATAAAAGTTTTTTCCTACGTTGTACGGCACGTCTGCAATAATTAACTGTGCCGGTGGAATTGCATATTTTTTATAATTCTGCATTGAATCTCTGTAAATTTCACATTTTAATTTCATTTTCTTTTGAAAGGAACCCGGCGCGCCTTTTATCCGGATAGGTTCCGGCTCCTTTCTTTGTTTTACTTTATTTTTCTGTTACTCCGTATTTTATCCGTCTTCGCTCATTCATGTTATCAAGTACGTGTCCTGTTTTATCAAGCCACTCCTGCCTTTGACGCTCTTTTTCAGATTCATACCGTCTTTTTTCTTCCTCTTTAGGCTTCGACCAATCAATCTTTTGACCACACCTTGAGCAGAAAGATAATTCGTCCTGAATATGCCATTTGCCAAACCCACTGTATAATTCACCCACGAACCAACCGCAATTAGGACACATCCAATCAGTATAAGTGGATTGCACAAATTCTCCATGACCGTCTGAATGCAACTCGTGATGCAAACCTGTTTTTGTCTCAAGAATCGGCTCTGCTCCGTCATCTCTGTCAAACACCTTGATTTCTTTTTCCTCATCAATGACGGCATCAATCTCTTTGCATTCCTTAAGTCCAATTTTTGATTCACTGTTCAATCTCATAAATCTATGACGAATATGCTTTTTTAAAGCATCAGAATCAATATATCTTGCCATGTCATTATTCCTTTCTCATCCCATCTGTTTTCCAAATCTTATCCAAGCAGGCATTCCAACCCACCCGACGTATTGATGTGCTGAGATCTTCATAACCAGATTTCAACTCTGGTATCTTCTCTGGCAACTCTCGTAGGGGACAAGATTCGGGTCTACATGCTATATAATCTGTTACGTCCTCGCCCATTCCCGGTATTCCACAATACAATGTTTTTTCTCCGTATCTTGGCGGTTGCTCATCATCTACGAAATCGCACATATCACACGATTCCGGCATATCCATAATCAATACTGCTTTAGGCATTTTCTATTCCTCCTTATTCTGCTATTCAGTGGCATAACTCAATTCGGATTCCAGATATTCTGTCAATTCCTCCACCGTCTCAACGTTTTCTCCTGCGCGTATTTCTGCAACCAACCACTCAATGCTTTCAAATTTACTTATTACTTTTGCTAATTCTTCCATGATTATTTTTCCTTTCTGTCATTTAATTAACTTTCGTTTCCGGCTTCTCACACCGCTCAAATTCTATAACCCAAACCCACGGTGATGCATCCCAACCGTAACGGTCAAGGTCTGATTTCTTGATGGTGGAATTCCATAATGCTTGCATAGCTCCTATTTGAGTTGTGTAGCAATTATGCATATCTGTTTCTTGCTTCCAGGTAAATCCTGTTGGACATTCATCATACTGTATGCCTTCACGTTTTGCTTGCTCATCGGTTATCTCCTGCAACCGCTCCACTCTCACATTCATAACCTTAAGCCAGATGCGTGCGGCTTCTTTCGGCATGTGGATGGATGGTTTCCACTTTGTAACATCGGCAATGTCATTTCTTTGCCAATCTTCGTAGTAATAGTATCCGTTCGGCGCCTTTTTCCACGTTTCTCGGACATACAGGATATCGCCCGTACAGATAGGACAGGTTCTCTCCGCCGTACTTAACTGTTCCATATGCTCCTTATCAACAAAGTTATGTACTGCATAAGTCCGCCTGTCAGCATTGTAAAAATCCATATCCGGTACGGTATACTCATTTGCATCTTTGCATATACGCCGGGTACAACTCTTTCTTCCGTCCAGAATTGCCCGAACCATTTCCGTATTGAATAAAATCGGTTTAATTGCCATCTGCACCGCCACCTTTCACAATCTCGATTGCTTTGTCCATTCCGTAAATTCTTCCTCTATCAATGTCTGCTTCTGAAATTTTAAGTGTTTCCAGCATAAGGCTTTTTCTATCTTCCAACTGCTCCACAATCTTGTCCGGGTCATAGGCGGTCGGATATTCTTCTAGTAAATACAATACTGCATTTGTATTTACTAAAGTTCCATTGCTTAAAGTAACCGATTTTAAATCTTTCTTTAGTGCATCAGCATCAATCAGTCTCATCGTTTGCCCTCCTGTCTAATAATTCGCCTGAACTACTTTTACTATTTCCCAAAAGCAAGCATATATCTCTTCGTAACTGTCTTCCCCAGCAATAAGCTGTTGATCAACAATCTCCTGTACCTCTCTTCTTACAGTCATCGCTTTCTGGCATTCTTCCACTGTTCCGATCGTGCGGTACTGTTTTAACTCTTCCAAGGCCTTGATGATCGTATTTCCAATATCCGACCCCGGAAGGATTCCCAACATATCATTTTTTCTTTTTGAGCTTTTTAAATATTCAAGTACTTCATTCTCCGTCATAACTACACCTCCAACAGTTCCGGATTATCAATCATGTTGCCGATCACTTCTATACATTTTCTTTCTTCTGCATAAAATCCTAAGTTGCAGTAACAAGCCCCGCTTTCCTTATGGCTTGCATAACTGTAATCCAATGTCCAGTCCCCATTGCAATATTTTACAATCTCTGGATACTGTTCTTTTCTATTGCAAATATCATTCTCCCAAATCAGCTTGCCGTTCTTGTCCTTAAGTCCGGTACACCAACAAATTGTGGATGGATCAATTTCCAGAGCATATAAATCTGATGCGTAACTAGGGACGATATAGTATTTTTCTCTTCCGGTAAATCCATATCGTACCAAACCGCCAATAACCCATTCTCCGTTATCAGTTCGTTTTGCTTTGCATAAATATCTATCTTCCATCCTTTTTCTCCATTTCTGCCAGCTTGGCCATTTTCCAACCGTTTATATTGCTACTACTGTATGTGCTCCATGACGTTTTTCCGTAATCCCATGTATAAACCGTTTCATCTTCATATTTTGCAAAATGTTCTTTGCTCCACGCAAAAAGTTCAGAATCTCTGACCAAAATCGGTGTATCGACTGGAACTTCGCTCCAATCAACATACTGGCCGTTCGCCCATTCTTTTGCTTTTTCTCTGCAACGACCAGTATTTCTAATGTAAAAATCACATTTATCGCAGACTCCCCTGCATTTTTCCAGTTTTCCATTAATTAACGCAATATTGCCTCCTTCACATGCAATATTTAAAATCTCTTCCGCATATTTTTCTCTATTCAGCATCTTTCTTCTCCTTCCCGTACCGCAACTGATACGGTACTTCCTTAAAATCTCTCAATGCATCCGGGTTTGGATGCTTCGGTATTCTCGTCTGACGGTTTCCATCTCTGCTATGATTCTGCGTCTCTCTTTGCTTTCTCTGTGCAATTTATACCTCCGTCATTTTCCAAGACTGTTTACAAGCTGTTCTGACCTCGTATAAGCCTTATCCAACAGTTCTAAGTATTCACTAAAGGAAATCTGTGCCTTTTCAGATAACTCCCTCGGATAACGCTCTAACAAAGCCTTGACGCACTGTTTCATGTCTCCAAAATATCCGATTGTTCGAACGCTTTCTTTTTCATTGCCGTCCTTATCCTGTCCGGCATATCTCTGTCTCAGGGTGTAATTCAGAGGATCAATCTCCACAAAATATCCATCCTGCAGTTCCACAACTAACTTGTCCATCAACCATTCCTCCTATATTTCATACGTCTTTCCGATAAAACGCTTGTCAATGTACTTACATTCCCATTCCAATACACTTGCGATCCCCGTCATAGTTTCATATCCAGTAGCAAGGCAGTTAATCAAATATCTGATTCTCTCATAAACCTGTCTGATCTGATTTCCCGAAAATTTAAACTGTGTTTTAAGGCAGACACCCAACATAGCAAAATAATTAAATACCTGTGCCAGTAAAAACTTATTTGCCTGTATCATGCAGTTCGGTGCAATCTTTCTCTCTACCAGATAAAAGCTCTCACGATACGGAATCTTATTGGTTTCTTCCCGCACATCAATACCGCATTTTGTTTTCATGAAATATCCAAGCTCTTCTGCTGACATTCCATCCTTTTCGGAATCTCCTAAATACGTTTCAATCGTCTGTTCTACTCTGATAATTCTTTTCTGACCGAATCCAAACATATCATGAAGTGCCTGGTATGCCATCATGCGAACGTTATAATAAGATTCTGTAATCAAATAGTCCGCATTGTTCTGTGCCTTGGCATATTTCTGTATTCCAATCAGTTCACTTTTGGAATACCCAAGTGGCTGCATCCGCTTTTTCTTTCTCACTAATGCATTACTCATTTGCTTTTCCATCTCCTCTCAACATCTTCAAAATGACTAAATACAAGACTTTGAACATATTTTGATATATTTGTCCGTGCATATTTTTTAATTAGCATTTCCCCTGCTTCCATCATTCCTTGGAACCACTCATCTTCGTTATCAGCTTCATAAAACTGCTGCCGGAATTTATAATAGTCATTAAAAAACTGCCATTCTTCGGAACCTTTTTCAAATTTCTTACTTGCCATAATCATTCACCTTTTAATCAAATGGTGTGCTGCCACATACTTCTCGGAAACCGTCTTTCTGTCGCATCCGTGCTTGAATCTGTTCAATGGTTTCGGTTCGCTCGATAAATTCCATACGATCACCTTCAAACTGAACAACTTCTCTAAACGGTGTACCCTGTCGATTCTTTTCAACTTTCAAGCCTTTAAATTTTCTGTCTTCATCCAAATTCCACATAAGAATAATATTGGAAGCATCCTGCTCAATATCTCCGGATTCTCTTAATTCGGACATTGTAGGCTCTTTCGTTGCATTCATTTCCGATACTCGGTTAAGCTGTGACAATAGGATGATCGGAACGTGAAGCTCTCTCGCAAGTGCTTTGAATTGCTTCGAAACTTCCCCGACTTCGGATGCACGGTTATTGAACTTCCGGTTACACCGTACCAATTGCAGATAGTCAACTACGATCACGTCATATCTTTGATGCCTGCATTGCGTTCTTATTTCCTCAATAACATTTGTCTGATCGTCAATTGTGATCGGATATTTTTCAAGCTCATCATTTGCCTTGTCAAATGCTTCTTTCTCTCCACCAAGAAAAGCCTTTGCCCTGCGAACTCTTGTCAGACCAATCTTTGACATTCTTGAAACAAACCTTTCATAAATCTGACTGTTGTTCATCTCCATGTTGTAGTAACAAGTGTTATAGCCTTTTCTTGCCATATTCTCGATTATTTGTGCCACAATAGCAGACTTACCAACTCCCGGTCTCGCGGCAACAACTGTAATGTCTCCGCCTTCAAGACCGCCAAGGCAATCGTCAAGATGGTAAAATCCTGTCTTTACCCTGTCCTCTCCAACATCATCATTGAAGTATTTATCTTTGTTCTCTGATACGATTTGCTTCATCAACTTAGATTTCTTCAACTGATTAACTTGGATTTCTTCAAGCCTTGTAAGAACTTCCGCGATCGAATTATCAATATCACATGGTCTAAGGCTCACTCTCTGGAAAAGGCTTTTTGTTTCCCTTGCCCGCCAATCCTTAATGACTGCATCCGCATAGCTTTTTATTGCCGTTGAGACTGGGGTAACAGATATGCATTCTTTCAATTCGCTTGCAATTATTTCCGGCTCCCATTTGTGGTTTTCAAGTGTCTGAGACAGTGAAACGACATTAATGTTTTCTCCACGATCATACATGGCAAGCATTTCAGCAAAAGCATCTTGACAAAATTCAGAGCTAAACATTTCCGGCTTCAATTTGTTGTAAATCTTGTACATGGAATCATTGTCAATCAATACACATCCGATCACTCCAATTTCTGCTTCTGTCAACTGTCATCACCTCGCTTTCGTTTCTCTACTTGGCGAATCCAGTAATCGCAATCCTCTTTCAGCCAGTCTCCGTATTTTGGTATGTAGCGATAATTCGTATCATCCGGATTCTTCTCTATATAGTCAGTAACATATGCCACTGTAGCCTCATATATCAGCTTTGCAACGGCTTTCCTGTTCGGCTCGATAACTTCTAAAAGCTTGTCCATCCATGCTACCTTGGCAGACGTTAACGACGTTTTCTTTGGATATGCATTGATCGTGTATTCCCATCCCCATTCCGCGTCAAAGTCCAAATCAGATGCAGGCACGCTTTCTTTTGTATTTTCTATCTCTATATCTGTATCTATATCTTTCTCTATATCTATCTCTACATTGCAATTTTGTTGCAAAATGTTGCACTCCGTTGCTCCACTGTTGCATTGCAACGCTTTTTGTGCATTTTCCCTAGATTTCCGACTTCTTCTGGTACTTGCAGTCTCACTTCCTAGGTTATCTTGCACAAATGGCAACTTGTACTCAATAGAATCGGATGTTTCAAGCAAACCGCAGGAAAGAAGAAACTGAATCGTCACTTGAACATTGATTTCGTCCTCGTCAATATCAAGGGCGATCTCTTTGTAAAATTCATCTTCCAATCCGGAATATTCCAGATAGCCACCTTTTTTCAACGACAACAACTGCATCTTAAGATAGATGATCGTATATGTATCGCCACCAGCCATCTTTCGGAGTTTTTTGATTCGTTTACTATCAAAAAAATCATCCATCAGCTTAAGCCAGTAATACCGCTTATTCTCCGCCATTTTCACTACCTCCAAGCAATTCAATAACCTTTGCCCCTGCATCTTCCGGGCGACAAAATACGAACTCAACGCCATACTTAAGTTGCATTGTCAACATAGCTTTTGCCAATACCTTGCCAGATGTCGGCTTTGTTTTCGGTAGCGGTACATTCAGCAATTTTCCAAGCGTGTGCATATATGCAATATTGTTATACCGGTCTACTCTTGGATTATGCCATGTAAATACATCATTGACGGAATACACCTTGTCTGTATTTTCAATAAGCACATACAGCTTAATACCGTTGTTCTGCGCTAAAATGCACTCATCACGGAATCTCGGATGTGCTTTTCCACAGATATTCCCTGCAATTTCCTGCATGTCCTTTTTCGTGTCAACGGAAACATCATATGTGCCAAGAAAATCCATCTTTTTAAGTTCCATCTTTCGCGCTGTCTTGCGCTTAATCACATCCATTACCTTATCCGTGGCAATTATGTAATCTCCAACCGGTAATGGTGCACGCAAGACTTCTATATCGTGACTTTTAAAATATCTATTCTTAAGGATATGCAAGCCCTCTTTCTGTCCTTTATCCTCAATTATTAACACGTATTCTCCTTTCTGGCGGTCACTTTTAGCAACCGCCAAAGGTATCTCATGGCTTACGATTTAGTCGTGATATATTAAATTCCTTGCCAAAATTTCAGATACCGCATGAATGGGTTTCTTTTAGGATTGCTCCAAGGTGTTGCAACCATCAGAACGGGCAAAGGTTCATATCAACTTCCAATCCTTTTTCCGCTATATAAACATTTGCTCCGTATTTAACTGTTACTTCTGTCTTTTGTTTGAATAGTGCGGGATCTCCGCTTTTATCTGATAAGTGAATTAGAACGACATTTCTCAATGTCGGGTTATCGTTAGTAGAAATAAATTTAAGTGCCGTATCAAGGCTCATATGACCTCGCAGGCGGTGTTCGTAGTTTGGCTCGTCCCGGTCTACAAACTGCATATCGTAGTTAGCTTCCACCATGATATGCTCAATGTTTAGCTTTGAAAAATTGTACTTGCAGTATTCCAAGTCAGTCATAAACAACAACTGCCCCATTTCCTCATGCTTGATTAAATAGCCGTAGCACTCAATTTCTGTGTCATGCGGCACATTGAACGGTGTTACCGAAAAACTGCCGATTTGCCGTGCTGTGCGTGGTGGAATGGCTATTGTACGTTCTCCGGTTATGGTTTCCAATGCTGATTGCGTTTCAAAGGCTGTATACACCGGGATACCAGATTGCATGAAATCTTTTATGTATCGTGCATGGTCTCCGTGTTCGTGGCTCACAATGCAACCGGCAACGTTCGAGATTTTCCAATCAATCATTTTCTTGAAATCAAGAAATTTGCATCCGGCTTCAATCGCAAGGATTTCTCCATTGTCTGCAATCAAAGCATAGGAATTGCCCGAACTTCCGGAACCACAACATCTTAAGAGCATCAAACCACCTCGCTTTCTTTCAGTTTTAAAATATGCGTTTTCTCCCCATATTCTTAATAATTCGGGAAGCATATGACTGTGACAATTTCATCTCTTTAGAGATTTCGCATTGCGTCTTGTTTTCTACAAAGAACATTATGAAAATACGCTTTTCTCTCAAATTCAGCGTTCCAAAAATCTGTTGAACAAGTATAGAATTTATCACATCTTTCTCGTGATCCCTACCGTCCGCCATCAGTTCGGCATATGGAACACTTTCGCCATTTCCTATGTCTACGTTATCATCCAAAGAGAACGCTGCTCTTACCGACTTTTTACTCTTTCTGAATGACATAAGCAGTTCATTTCGCACGATAGGAAAAGCATAGGTTGAAAAATTATACCCTTTGGAAGAATCAAATGTATTAATAGCCTTTAGCAATCCAACAATTCCGGTTTGAAACATATCTTCATCATTTACCGGAACGCCTAAATTCTGCATAACTGAAAAAACAATTCCATAATTCGCAAGTACCATCTGTTCCTTTGCATACTCCGAATGATATGTATTCCATAATTGCAATGCTCCCTGCTTACTCAATTCAGGCTTTGGAAGATTCATGCGTCCACCTCTAATCCTTCATGAAATCCGGCAAATTCTCGTCATTCTCTGCCGATTCAACAACTTCCGCTTCGACTGCTGCGCTTTCAACTTCTTTTGCTTCCGCATCTACAACAAAATCCTCTGAATTGGCGTTCTCGGCAATATCTCTTTTGACCTGCTCCTGCAAATCTTCCATTGGATATTCCTTGAAATCGTTGTCCTGCATTTCTTCTTTCGTATACAATCCCATTGTCAGCTCTGGACAATTCAGACTAGAGAAGAAAGATGCGGCACGATACCGAAGCATTAACTGCGGCATGGTTTTCCATTTGCTACCGTTCTTGCCAAGCCAACCCTCGTCTTTTGCCATATCCATATTTACTTCCATGCCCTCAACCCTGCGACCATTTTTCATAGTCCAAGCCGTACATGAGAATGGCTTGCCGTTCTTGTCCTTTGCTTCGTCAAACTGCAATTCCATATCAAATTTTTCGGAATTATTGATTGCGGCAATCAGAAATTTACTGCTCCAACTCGGTCTGCCCTGAATAACATACAGATTCTGCATGACCATAAGTGGACTAACTCTTAACCGCTGTGCCTGTTCAATGGCAATCAGACAGTTCGCATCGTTCTTCTGGAATGTCTGCGGAACGATTGTGGAACTTGCCAGTGCCTTTGCCATCTGCATTGCCATGATGAAATTATCTGATGTTCCGAAAATTCCAAGACTGTAATCTGTAACTTTGTTTCTGTGCGCAACCTCTTTCTTTTCCTCTGCCTTTTCTACTGCTGTGTTCTCTGCCATAATTATTTTTCCTCGCTTTCTTTCCTTATTGCTTTTTTAAATGCTCCATTTTTAAGAAATTTCAAAACAAGATTGAGTTGCATATTCTTGATAACCTCTATGTGCTTTGTACTGTGATACCACATTACCCATTCCTGTTTCAAAAGTTCCTCAATGCTTGTAATCTGCTCACCCTCTGCGAATTTTCGCTGACTCAAAAGATATTCCCTGTGTTTTTGAATGTTCTCGCATTTTGCGCACTCTTCGGAAGAATACCTTGAACAATGCTTTCCATTAAGGTTTAAAGACAATGCACAATATCTACATGGATTAACTCTCATCGTCACCACCGCTTTCCAGTTCCTCATATTTCCTCACAACCGCCACCTTATCAGCACCATAGGTTTCTACCCACTTCATATCCACGGTTTCATCCGTGACCGTCAGCTTTGCGCCTTTGGCATTTACAACCGTGTCATCGGCTTTTACAGAATCCTCTGTGCGGTATGTATAACTTCTGGTGCTGTTTGGAAATTTTGCTTTGATATAATTCATTCTGATACCTCCCCAAATTAATCTTCCGGTTGCTCAAAGGAAACATTTATTGGCATCTTCCAAGAGGATTCTGAAATATCAGAAAGCGATTTCAAAAATGATGTTGCAATGCTTTCTTTAAAATTTGTACTCTGCAACTGTTTTCTGATTTCTTTTGCAAATTCCTCTCTGTTTTCATTGATATACTTTTCAATTTCTTCTTTTACTGTTTTTTCAATAGTATTTTTTGCAAGCCAATCAAAGTATGGCATCGCACGCCAAGAATCCTTTTTCACGAACTCGCCCGTGCTGTCCACATACTTATCTGTCATCTCATGAATAGCATCACGAACTACAATTTCCGGATTTCCCAACGCCTTTACAATTCCTGCATTTACTTCTTCTCTAACTGCCGCTTTAATAACTTCATCACTAATGTTCAAACTCATCATATTAGCCATTTATTTTTCCTCACTTTCCTTTATTTCTCGCGTCTTTCTCGCAATACGGAAGAGAACAATGCCCGTATTCCGCAAAATCAAAGAATCCTCTCTTACTTGCACTCTTCCAACGCTTACATGACATACACCTTGCATCCGGCTGTGTGACGTTGTTCCCAATTCCTACTCTTGACATTTACGCTCCCTCGACTTTCAACTGCTTGTCCTCTGAAACGCTCAAAAGAATTAACTGTGCATCCATATCTGGCACATTGAACTCATTCAGCGATTCTGCGTTATCTACGAAAATCGGTACGCTTACACCGTATAACTCACTAAGCGAACGGATAATATCAAGTCCGGCTACGATTCTATGACCGCTATTCAAAGTTGAATACGGTACGCCGTTTACGGTACACTCACAACAATCTTTCATACCGCCATTTAACTGCATTTCAAAGAGTTTGAAATTTACGGTCTTGAAATGGCTGTTGATAGATTCAGAAACCTTATTCAGCTTGAAACGAATGAACTCTTCCAAGAGATAAAGCATCTGTTCCTGATCGGCAACTTTCTGCCCGATTTCTTTCTGCTCGTCACGAAGCGTTTCGATACGATCATCAATCGCAACATTGTTAGCCGCCTGCGCAATAACATTGTTCACCTCGTCAAGCTGGCTCTGCAGATCGGCTTTCTCGGCTTTTAAATCAGTAACAACCTTGTCTGCGCCCTCGGATTCCAACTTGGCAATATCAGCAAGAATCTTGTCATGTTCTGCTTTCAGCTTCACATATTCCTCATTCTGCGAATAGTCAGCTTCTTCTGGGATCTCGGATAACAGTTTGCAAAGTTCCTCTTTATTTGCAAGAGTCCCCTGTTCCTGTTTCTTTAAGGAATCTATTTCCATTTGCAGATCAGCATTTTTCTTTGTCAGTTCCTCGATCAGATTTTTCTTCGCAAACCCATATGCCTTGATTTCTTCCAAGTTGGATTCTTTCTGGGTAATAAAGTCACTTTTTGAATCATTTAGTTTCCGCTTTGCATCTTCCTTGGCTTTTGTCTGCCTTTCTTCAAAATCAGCCTTTAACTGCTCAATCTTATCAGCCGGTAACTTCTGACCGCATAAGGAACAAACCGTTGTAGATTCATCAAATTTCCACTTGGATTCGTCAAAGAGATACGGGGTTTCATCAAATGCCTTGGCTTTCTCGGAATTATACTGTTCGCCCAGTTTCTTCCGCTCTGCATCCGCATCAGTGATAGCTTTTTCGTTATCAGAAATCTGTTTCTCTTTCAAAGAAATCGTAACCGCAAAATGTTCTAACTCATTTTTACAATCACGCAATTCAGCATCCATGATGCTTCTTTTGTTTGATAACTCGCGATTCATCGTCTGTTCCATGCCGGACATGTCAAACTGTAACTGCATTTCCTTACTTCTTAAACCGCCCAACGCGCTACCGGCATTCTCCATTTTCTTGTCACATTCAGCGATTCTTCTTGTCAGATCAGCTTTCGCAAGTTCCTGCTCTGCCACATCCACATCAATCTTGGATTTTTCTGCTTCATCAATACGCACCGGAATTTCAGCCTGTTTCTTCTTACACTCTGTAAGAGCTTTGGAAAACTTAGCACGGATATCATCTGTGGACGGTGCCTTCTCCAACTCGCCGAGTAATGGGGCATACTTAGCATCTGTCTGCGCCAGTTCAGCATCCGATACATCCGTTGCAAGGCGCATCAGAATATCGCGCTGATCTTTCCATTTCAGTGAAGAAAAATACTGTGGATTGGTCAGCATCTTAAACATTTCCTCACTCTGTGCCAGATTTGAAACATAGGCTTTGAAATCAGCTTCACTCTTCGGATAACCGTCAATCTCAAACGAATTGACATTGCCTTGTAAAGTCACGGTGTCGGTACCGCGCTTCTTAACCCAATTCTGTTTCTGCACCTTGGAAAGTTCCACTTCTTTCCCATCAACGTCAATAACTCCCACAACCTTGATTTCCACGTTATCAATGCGCTTTCCGTCCTTATCCAATGGTCTGACATTGAATTTTTCCTCTCCGGCACTGTTCTTATTAAAAAGCAACCATGTGAACGCATCAAAGATAGTTGTCTTTCCCGCGGCGTTCTGTCCTTTAATACTTGTCTTATTAGAGAACTTCACATCAAGGCTCTTAATTCCCTTGAAATTCTCCATATGTAACGATCTAATTTTCAGTTTCATTTTCTTTCTCCTTCCACTCTTTATATTTTTTAAGTGCCTCTTCAAAGCATGCTTCATCGTCAACATATCCAAGAGCTGACTCTATAATTTTTGAATTAATAGTTGTTCCTTTTTTTCCCATCAGCTCAATGTCTCTTTGGTGCTCATTTGCAATAATGGCACATGCTGTATGAACTTTTGTCCTGCATGCAACCAGATCTGCATATTCTTCGACGGAAATTGTAACGGTATTTTCTGCCATCTTAATTTTCCTCCTCTAATACATTAATTTTGCTTACAGACACCTCATATGCTGTTCTCTGCTCTTCTGTTCCATCTTCGTGCATCTTTACATATCCACGACTCTGAATACGTCCATTGATCTCAATATGAATTCCTACTTCCAACTGACCAACAAATCTTGCATTTCTGCCCCAAGCAACGCATGGGATATAATCTGATTTTCCGTAGGAACGATTGACTGCGATTAATAAATCTGCAATTTCTCTTCCAAGTGGTGTTTTTCTGTAAGTCGGTTCTTTGCATACATATCCGTCAAGCTGGATATTGTTCAAATCTGCATGCTCTCCCGGATTCGCTTTTTCGATTTCACAGACAAATACATCTAGTAACAGACGATTTCTCTTTTCCTCGTGTTTGTTATAAGAACGATACACACCGGAAACATTAACGGCAGTGCCCGTGTATTTATCATTCAGATTGATTAATCTCTCTGAAATAACTAATGGGATAATATCAGCCGTCCCACTTAATCTATCCACTTTGAGGTGCATATTATAAAATCCCTCTCCAAACACCTCATGGTTAAATTCCGGCTCTGTGATAATCGTTCCTGTAAGTTCCACTTTATTGTTTTCTGCTCTCATATTTGAATTTCTCCTTTTCTTGTGCTAAAATAGGCGCAAATAGCTTATGCTATTGCTTGAACTGGAATCATTCAGCTTTGGTCGGTTCGGATGATTCCTTTTCTTTGCTGTAATCAGTGTCAAATGTGATATAGGTAATACCGTCATCGTCATCAGACTCACTTCTGTAATCGTAATCTACAATCTCTTCTGTATACTCCTGCCACTCCCCATCTATTTTTGTTCCTATATAAATAAGAAGTAATCCAATCAATACAGGTATAGCAGTGACCGGATACTCCGTTGCATCAATGCAGATGCAAAACAGAAAAACAACAGTGCCGATCATTTCAATTACCTTTGCAAACTTCTTCATAGGCACATCACTCCTACCACTTATAGGAACCATTGGCAATCTCATCACCATACAGGGAAACAAAATCTGTTATTAATGCGATAAACTCTGAATTTGTCGGCTTTCCTTTTCCCACTGAAACCGTGTAACCAAAAATTTTGTTGATTGCATTTGTATTGCCATTTGTCCAAGTAACTTCTATCGCGTGCCGGATTGATCTTTCTACTCTCCAGACTGTATCGCTGTTTTCTTCTGCGATTTCAGTATAGAGTCCTTTAATAATGCCGACAAGTTTACTTCTGTTTTCAAGACATTTCTCAACCGCACTTATTATGTAACCGTAACCCTTAAGGCTATGTTTTACGCCGATCTGATCTAATGTCTTTCTTAAAGCAATGTTCTGTCTATCCATGAATACCTCCTGTTAATCCTTTCCAACTCCGTATCTGATTGCCATTTCTTTTACGATGGCTGTATATCCCTCGATCAACTTCTTATCCTCTGCAATAATATCCACATAGGATAATTTGTCTCTTGCTGATTTACAGATGCCCTCGTCAGCCATTCTCCTGCGCTTATTGGTTAAGCGCTGTTTCAGATTTACACCCATTCGCTTTGATAACAGTTCGTAGCTTTCGGCTCTTACTTGGCTGTATGCCTGTCCGCCACCAAGTTCCATGCTGATTTTTCTTAAAATATTTCCGGTATCATCACGCCATGATGTTGTATCGAGTGCAACCACTTCTCGGATGCTCTCAACTCTTTGTTCCACATGGTTTAACTGTTCTGCCTGCCGTTTCTGTTCTAACTGCTGTTCTGCTACAGAATTGAAAATCTTCTGGAACATCTGCAACTCAGGTGATAACTGATTGAGGTCGATTACCTTTTGTTTCACACGCTCTTCCAAGGTCGTGAAATAATCTCGTGCCTCTTCTGCTTTCGCTCCATTCCCTTTCATAGAAAGTTTCTTTGCAAAATGGGCTGTGATTTTGTAATCCTGCGTTTTGTTACCCTCGACATTGATGTCGAACCCCCAGTAATCCTCATTTTCAGTGGCAAATTCATTATCAACAATGTTTGATTTCGCCCATCTTGAAAACTGTCCCTGTGCCAATTCCAAGAACGCATACAGCTTTCTTGCGGTGGTCATTCCGTTTTCATCAACACCAAGCGCAATCTCAATCGGTGTCTGCATTTTTGCTTGTTTTAACTCTTCCGTTTCCTCCAACTCCTTTCCGTGTTATAATCCTCCACAAGGAGGTGGTAACCATTAACAAATGTCCACTTAACGATTTTAGAGATTGCATCCGCGATTGTGCTTGGTATGTTTCCAGTTCTGATTGTTGTGCTGTTCATAAATTAAGTAATTTAAAAAGCATTAAAAATCTTTCAGAACTAAAATCTATCGAAAGAAACATATCTAGCATCGAATCAATACTCAATCGGCAGCAATCCTAATAATCGTTTCAGCAATACGGTCAATTTCGCCTGCAATGCGAATTTTTGTTTCCGTATCAGATGTTTTCTTGCTTTCCTCTACCAGTGTTTCAATTTGCTGGTGGAGGATATCTATTAATCCTTCAATGCTATGCGACATTCTTCTCCTTTCTATGTTATAATTCCCTTATCATCAAATAAGGGAGGTGCTAAAATGATTGAAAAGACAATTCATGACTTAGCTGTCGCATATGCCAGTTCAAAACTTTCAGAATATGAAATTGACAAACGCGAAGCTCCACTTTGCGGAAATACCGAAATGTCATCCGAAGAAGTTCTGTATTTAAAAGCGGCATACGATTTTGCTGTCAAAAATCTTTCGGAGTAGGTTCGTACCTTTTTCCAACCATTGCATGAGAAACAGCTTCTTTTATCACTTCATGCTGTTTCTCCTCTGAAACAGACTGCTCAATGCGTTTTAGTGTACCGTCAATACTCTTTAACGTATTGAGCATTTCTTTTAAAATTCTCACTGCATTTCTCCTTTCTGATTGTCTTCTTCGCTTTCCTGCTTTTTTGCAGAACCCTCAACCATTCCCAGAACATATCCTTTCTGAAAATCTGTCATGTTTGGAATAGCATCACGAAGTTTTTCAACTACCTGCTTTTCCTTTTCACTCATTCAATTCACTTCCTTTCTATGCGCAATATCTGATTTCGTACTCTGTAACGATTTTTGAAAATATCTCTCGAAGTTTCTTATCATCTTCGATAACGTCCATCTTGTTTAGTGCATTGATTTCTGTTTTTGTGCACCCATTTTCTGCCATCCGGCTACGCTTGTTTCTCAATCTTGTGTTTAAATCACATCCGGCGCGATGCTCCAATTCGTAGTACATCTCGGTTCGCAAATCTTTAAACTGCGTTCCAGAACTTTTCTGGATGCGGTTGAACTTGGCATTGACCTCATTTCTCCAGTTATCAAATACAGGTTTAACCGCTTCTTTGATGCTTTCTGTTGTCGCAACCGCCTTATCAGCAGTTTCTTTTGCAATAGCAATCTGTTTGTCACGTTCCTTGTCAGCAAGTTCTTTCTGAACCATCTGTGAAAGCAGTCCTTGCAGAATTTGAAGTTCCGGGGATAACTGGTTGAAGTCAACTGCTTTCTGTTTCACACGTTCCTCCAAATGTGTAAAATACTCACGCGCTTCTTCTGCTTTCTCGCCGTTCCCTTTCATAGAAAGTTTCTTTGCGAAATGGGCTGTCAGTTTGTAATCTGTTGTCGGATTTGGGTTAAAATTCCGTTCTTCATCAATGACGAACGCCCAATAATCAACGTTTTCCTCGGCAAATTCGTTTTCGATGATATTGCTTTTGCACCATCTTGAATAATTGCGGCTGTCTAACTCCAAGAAATCATACAACTTTCTTGCCGTAGTCATTCCCTCTTCATCGATTCCAAGTGCAATTTCGATTGGCGTCTGAATTTTGGCTTGTTCTAAATCGTTCAATTTCTCACCTCTATTCTGTTTCAATTTAAGTTTTTGTTGTCCTTGCGAGTTTATAATATCGCGTTTCGAGTTTTTTGTCAACACAAAATCTTGACTTTGCGAGTTTTTTTTGATATATTTATCTCGAAAGGAGGTGTGAAGATTGAAAGACCGAATTAAACAGATAAGAAAAGAAGCTGGATTGACACAAGTTGAATTTGGGGAAAAACTAGGTGTCAAAGGAAATACTGTCACTGGTTACGAAACTGGTTTAAGAAATCCTACTGATGCTGTTATTCTTTCTATATGTAGAGAATTTGGTGTCAACGAAGAATGGCTCCGAACCGGAACCGGAGAAATGTTTGTTCCAGAAACAAAAGACGAACAAATTTCCAAGATGCTTGCAAATGTTCTTAAATGTGAAGATGGAGATTTCAAAAAAAGATTGATTTCGGCTTTGTCTAAAATGGATGATGCAGGATGGAAAAATCTTGAGAACTTAATTGACATGATTTCTGGGAAGAAATAAAAAAGAGCCAAGGGCAATGCGCAAACCCTTGGCTTTCTTTTACTTTAATAGTTCTTTTATAAACGTTAAGATAGCTCTAAGCCACCTCTCATTATCGCAATGAGCGACCAATTCATAAATTTTTTCCTTGTAAAATTCGTTTACGTTTTCATTCTCAACCTCATTTTCCCCCATATTGATTTCCTCCAATCATTCCGCACTTCCGATAGCGATACACAAATTATAGAACTTATGTTCGATATCGTCAACCCCATTTGACAAATTGCTACAAATTACAAACTCGTTTGTAGTTGAGGGACAAGAAAACGCCTTATCCCGCCCCTCAGCCAGAACTTGAAGTGCCCTTATCGGACAATTTTATTTTACAAATTTTTCCACCATTATTCAAACCATTTCGGTCGCAAGTTTCGACAGGTAAATTTCTTATTGTCACAGAATGTCGATTGATTAGTTTAAATTTTGTTAAAAAATTAATTACTGGTTGAAAATTATGCATCTGCCAGTTATCTGTGATGAATTTTAAGTGCATAATTTTCCTTTCCGCCCGAAGGCTTTATGCAAAAGAGCCGGCTACACAACACATGGTCATGTAATCGGCTCTTAGGCTCTTGATTTTATTATATTTCTACACAAGTTTTCTTTTGTGCCAAGTTGTCCGCTTTATTCGTAAAACAGCAGTTTAGGGAAATATCAAAAGCAAGACGGTGTTTATATGGTGGCGATAAAACCCTATGATTCTCTTAAGGTAACCATAAAATTTAATAAGCAATATATAGACACACCAATATGCTCTTTAACACCAAAGCAATTCGGATTCGAAATGTCTATATATGATGTCGAATACAATAACTATGGCATTATGTTTACTATTAAAAACAATTATGCAGAAGAACTTACATTTTCCGTTATTTGGCAAGCGTTCGGGAAAATACTATAGATTAGTACAATCCGCTTAACACAGCCTGTGTAAGTCTGGTACCAACATATAATGCGACATGTGTATTGTCTACATAGCGACATAAAACGCAATATTCAAAATTTTCCCAGGCGTTTGCCCAAACACCAAATGTTCTTTGATACGTATTGCAATCTTTAAAAAAATCATACGCAATAATATTACTTGCTATTTCAGAATAATTCTCATCTCTAACTTGAAGTTGGAGAAATTTATATTTTGTTACATCGGCTATTTGATACTGTGTCCACGTAGCATTATTACTAAGAGAAGAAACGAGAACATCGTACTTGCCTTTAAAACTATTACCTAAACTGCTGTTTAACGATGATATCGCCCCGGTACAAGTACCATTCCCAATCTTAGAAATGTCTGTCGTTCCAAGCATTTTATAGAGATACCGCACATTCTTGAACATCTGTGACACCTTCGCAAAAATTGAAGAGTGTTTTTCACCGCTTGATAATTTTGATACAGTCGTCCACGCTGACGCTAATCCGTCTGCCACATCACTGCTCGTAAATGATACGATATTGTTCGCTGTATCTCCACCTGTCGCTACTGCCCCAATGTTTGCTGGAGTGAGATTGACATTTCCTCGCCGATAGGATGCTTCTTTTGCGCCCTTAACCCCCGTCACAGGAGTACCGGCAAGCACATCCCACTTATCATCTGATGTTTTGTAGACATTTGCACCGGCAGGAATGACGTTACCGGCTCCTTCTTTAAATTCATCCGTAGTGGTAAATTCATCTGAAACATTGTACATCCAGCCTGCATTAACATTTGAAAGTGCCGGTAAATCTGCAAAAGCTACCGTTCCATGTGGCTGCAATCCACCTTTAAGTCCTTCTGATATGTCTTTTGCCTGCTGATAGTAATACTTGGCATTGTCAGAATCCTCGCCCTCTCTGCTTCCTGTACCACCAACAGCATAACTCTGTGCCTTGGTTGCGCTATCTGCTGCAGATTCGGCTTTACCGATGATCTCTGTTGCTTTCTGCGTTGCAATATTGGCTTTATCTGTGGCGGTACTGGCTGACTGACTGGCAGATGCCGCTTCACTTGTGGCTGTGGCTGCATACTGACTGGCGGATGTCTCACTGGCTTTTGCGTTAGTCTCGGATATTGCTGCCGCCGTGGCTGACTTCGCCGCTGCTGTCTCTGACGCTTTGGCATTGGTTTCGGATGTTTTTGCCGCTGTTTCACTGGCTTTTGCGGCATCCTCACTTGCTTTGGCGTTGGCTTCGGACTTTGCCGCTGCCTGCTGGCTTGACTCTGCCTTTGCCACTTCCACTTTGATTTTCGCAAGATAGTTAGGCTCTAAATGCTTTTCTTCAATGCTACCCTCTTTGACGATGGCAGACACTTTTCCATCCTTATCAATATAAAAAGCTACCGTATCAGAATCAAGGAACTCATACTGTGTAATCAGTGCTGACAGATCTATGTACTGTTTTGTGCCATCAATCAGAGTCAAAATAATCTGCTGTGTAGTCTGGTCATAATCGAAGTTGACAGCAATTTTCTCCATCTGTGTGTCAATGGTAACCCTAGAGCCATTTTTCTTCGTAATAGTAATAATTCCGGTAGATTCCTCAAATGTCACATCTGATACAAGTGTAGCAACCTCTGTTTTTGTTGCCTTGGTTGTGTCAAGCGTAATCACACGGTCGTCAATGGTATCTGTGGCACTGTCCAGATTGTTGAGATTCGCTTCATTCAAAGGCGTAGCATCGCTCGGGTAATTCTCCCAGTTGATACGTTTATATGCTTTATTCATGATCCTCACTCTCCTTTTTAAGATTTTCCTGCATCTGCTCCCGCTCGGCGATAACGTGCCGGTTTGCTTCCGCTTCTACCTGGTGCAAAATATCCTTAAGTACCAGATGCTTAACCTCAATCGGAATATCAACACTTGCATTGATAAAATTGATAATGTTATTCTCAAACTCGCGAATTTTTGCATTGACCATTTTCTCATCCTACTTTCTTTTTTAATTCTTCTAGTGCCTCTTGCTGTAACTGTACTGCAGCGATCAGATCAGCGATCAGTTCCGTTTTGTCAAGCGCATAATAGGTATTGCCATCCGGATCTGGATTTTCGGAGCAGATCGCCCAGTCTTCATCTCCAATCGCCGCCAGCACTTCCTGCGCAATCAGACCATGCCGGTAATGCCCATCCTGGTCATAGTTATAAACAAATCTGCAAGGACGTAAAGACTGTATAAGCGCGGCGCTCTTTTCTCTGTCAAGGGATTCTATCCCGTGCTTTAGTCGCTTGTCAGAATAAGATTCCCATCCATAGGACGATATTCCTTTTCCGCTTGAGAGCATTTGTGCTATGGTGTTTGCCGACGTGTCGCGCACCGTCACATCAGAGTAACTTGCCGTGAGTTCACGCGTATCTGCCGCCGACCGCAAACCATCCGTTCCCATCTGCACAAGAGTTCCTTCCCGTTTCAGTTCAACCAAGTTGTCCGTACTCTCTGTCGCGTCAATATGCACATACCCACCGGTCATTTCCATAGAACCTTTTAATTCAAGCAGTTTTGCTTTAATTTTGATACCCTCGGCTGACTGGTTGATTTCTGAAATGACGCTGTCTTTTGATACTTTCAAGCTGATCTGCTTTGATGACTGCGTAATCGTACTGGACGCACTCGATGAAAGCTGCTTAAATTTCTTTATCAGAGTCCATTTGTATTTTCCACTGCTTATTCCACCATCTGGTTCGCAACCATAAAACTTTCCAGTATTCTGATCCAAAAAACTGTGTCCAGAATAATACGAAGATGCAGGGTATGTATCTTGTGGATTCCCGAAACCACAATGTGTAACGTCATAATCTTCGGTATCCCATACTGTTAAAGAAGCACTGACTTCTGACCGTATCTTAGTTGCGGTCACCTCTATCTTTCCGGACAAATCGCCCTCTGCTTTGCTTGCTCTCGTAACTTCCGCTGTAATCTTGTCCTCATTAATTTTAATAGCTGCTGCAAGTTCAACTTCCTGTCCCTGTGCCCTTTTAACTTCTGCTGTAATACTGCTCGCATTTTGCGTGATTCTCGATGATAAACCATCCGTTGTATTTTTAACTTCTGTGCGAATTTCGGTTGCGGTCTGCGTGATCTGTGACTGCAATCCCTTCTCAACATCAGTTATCGTGCTCTGTGTCTTTTCAATGGTTCGCTCCAACACATTGCTCTTGCCTTTGAGCTTTAAAATACTTTTCTGTATTCCGTTCGCCCCGTTTGTCCGGTACTCTTCCCCATCCGCTTCCAAATCATCACGCAAAGCCTGTATACCTTTCAGGGTTCTTTTCAGAATATAGGACTCAATCAGTTCATATCTGGTCGGCAGCCGCACTGCATCCCCGACCTCAAGACACGGATTTCCTTTGCAGTCCGCTGTAAACGGGCGGTAAACAATCCCTCTGATCTTGGAAAGGATATTTTTTGCAATGCCTTTCAGTTCTTTTGTGCCTTTGCCATATACAAGAAAATTATCCTCGATCACATAGGCATTGTCTCCGGTACCCACAATCACACCGATATCATTCTTCTGCTCCCGGATCTGTAACTTATTGATTGTTTTAACAAGAAAATCTTCATACTCAGCCGTTATATATAAATCCTTCCCGATACGGTTGCTTTTCGGATCTCTTGGATACAAATTATCCGCCGGATAAAGATCATTCCTTGGATATAATCCCTGTATCTCCTGTTCCAGATAAATATAATGAAACTTCCCGTCACGCCCCATGTGCCCCATACAGCCATTGAGCTCACAAATACAGGACAACACTTCCTTGCCGCTCATAGATTCGCCTATGGTGCTCGATTCCTCTGTATCAGAACTTGTCTCACTGGATGGCGTGACTGCAACTGTTTTTTCAATAGACATGCCGTCATTAACCAGTATAATGTCAGCCTGCTCAATCCCGAAGTGCTTAAAAAAGCTGTCCCGGAATTGCTTCATTGTGACCGGATCATAAACTGTAACAGTCGTAGTTTTTCCATCTTTATCTTTCTGCTGCTCTTTATGGGATGGAAAGACAGTGTTATACCATGCTGCCACATCTGCATTTAAAATGTCATAAAGGGCATCATATGCAACCACATCACGGCACGTTCTGTCTGCCGTGGGCGTATCAGAATCAACCTTATATCTCCCGAACTGAAATGGAACATCTGTATGTCCACCAAGAGACATCCTTACTGTCATCCATCTGCCCTTCATTGGCAAAAATGTATTTGACACCGTGAATTTAATCATGGCGGCTTCGCATGATCCAAACGTCAATTCCTGTTCCGAACACAAACTTTCTGTCAATTCGAATTTTTCTTGGTGTAGTTCTGTATTTGTGATATTGATTTTTCCGTCATCAGATACGATGGATAATTGCTTATCGACCGTATCTTTTTTGAACAAGTCGCCATATTTATAATTAACCACCATACACACCCCCTATGAAAGCAAGCCGAACTGAATTGTAACGAATTATTCCATCATATGTTCCGTATATCGTAGGCTGAAAATCTGCCATATAGCCGTACTGCGTCACATAATCGTCATATTCCGGGATATACGCTGTGATATAGCATGCTCTCCCTGTCGCATTTGTGAACTGGCTTCGAATATTGTTTAAAACCTCACTAAAAGTCTTATTTGTCAGCATTGCCCGTGTTTCAAACTCAACCTTTAACGCCTTTAACTCCACGGCATTTCTATGCAGATAGCCGTTGGCGTCTGTATAATCGTCCAAATCCTGCATGTTGACATATGGACTGTATGTTTCTGCTTTCATAAACGACATCGGCACTATGTAATTGCCAATCTTTAACAGCCATCCGCTGTACGCCATGCGAACACCTCCAATCAAGTTTTCTTTTCAGTTTTGCAAATATGAGCACCGTTATTATCACTTAATAAGATTTCAGTTTTTCCGTCCGGCAGAATATCCGCCACGACGCAATTATTCGGATTTCCTATTGGTGTGCGACTTTCCGGGCACTTGCTCCAGTCTATTGGTTTATATTTTTTCATGACTATTCTCCTAAAAATGAGTATAAAAATAGCACCTACCGTTTTTTGATAGGTGCTAAAATTATTCGTTTTAAATTTTATACTTCTGGTATTCCGCTTCGCAAGCATCCCTACACATCCCATGCAACATCATTATTCAATGATTTGGCGTGAAGAAATGCTCCTTTCTCCGTCCAAAGATACAGTTTATTCAAATTCCAACCTCTGTTGCATATTGGCATCGTCAATCTGTTCCTGCAAAAAATACGGCGTTTGATAAGCATTTATCACTTCCACTGCCTTGTCGCACTGGTTACGCTTGATGCTCTTGTAAGACCGAACACCAAAGTTGTATTTCAGATTGGCATACAGATTGTTGTAAACCTTTTGGCGCAATCCACGGTTGCTGTATGCGCTTGACTGTTTGCCGCCCATGATTGAAACGCCTTTCTTTCTGACAGCTTCCGTAATGCGGTCGGCTTCCACCGGAAGTATCGGCAAGTCCATCTTAAGACTTTCCAAATCCGCCTTGATTTCGTCGACCTCTGCTTTAAGCTCCGTGTGCCCCTGTGCAAGCAATGCAATCTTCCCGTCCGTGGTCTGAGGCATAATATATGTACCAGTCTTACGAATGGATGGGAGAACTTCGGATGTTACCCATTTCTTGAACTTCTTCGCACTTTCCAGTTTGCTGCCAAAAATGAGGGAGTACAGACCGCTTTCATTGATAACGGTTATATCCCTATTCTGACCCTGACTCACCATTTTGGTGAGTCGCTTATCCTCTTCGTCTACATGACGGTTAATATCTCTACTACCGTTTTGGTACCCCAGAATATCCGCTACGTCTTTTCCCACAAACCACGGCTCATTGTCAATAACTACTGTTCTAATATCTCCAAACTCTGGATTGTTAAAAATCTGAATATTGTTCATCAGCAAATCCCCCATTTCTGCTTAAATGAAATAATTGTGTTCAAAATGAACTGCAAAAATTTTTCGTCCTGTATGCTCTGGATTTCTGTAATTAACTGCTCTTTCATCTCGCACCGCCTTTCTTGTCAGATGCAAGGTTACTTGTAAAAATCCACACACATCTTAAAAAGTGTTCGCTGAGTAAATTCAGATTTTTGGTAATTTCTTCAATATACAGTTCTCTCATAATAATCTACCTTTCTTTCAAAAAATGTTTGATTTCTCCGAAAGAAACTGATATGATAAATTTATCAATTCCTTTCGGATTGGTGTCAGAGTAGTCAATTACCGCCAAGTAATGTTTGACTACTCTTTTTTGTTGTTTTTAATTTCTTTTTCCACTAAACCTATGCCTTTCATAATGGTATCAGTTCTTGTCAATTCCAATTCATCAGCACATTTTTGAATACGATTAGCTTCATCTTTTGTTATTCTGATGTTGAGATTAACATTCCTTGGGTTTTCTTTGTGTGGTCTTCCTGCCGGACTAATAACAATCACTCCTTTCAATTATTGCCCTTGCAATATTTATATTTTTATAATATATGCCCTTGCAATAATTGTCAATACTATTTTGAAATATTTTTCAAAAAAAGAAGCGCATCACTGCGCTCCCTCTTATATACCCGCTTTCCCCAGCCTTTCCCAATCTGCATCCCTAGTACATTCATCCTTTTTCTTCAATAAGTTTTCGTTCTCTTTTTCCAGTTTTTGTATTTTTATTTCCAATTTCTTTTTCTCTTTTTTCAATGCAATATTCTATTTTTCCAAATCGTCCGCACGAATAAGCGCGTTTGACTCCCGATTAAAAAGATCAGTATTGTGCGCCTTTAATGCATCTTTTTCTTTATTTAACTCTCTTATTTCCCATTTGTAATTCTTTTTATCTTGCGTCATCTTAATTTTCAATTCTTCTATCGTTTGATGTGCTTTATTCAACTTCTTTTTGCACTCATTTAGTTCTGATTCAGACTCCCTATTCTCCATCGTAATTCTCCACATATTAAATCCAAATTTATATGAAAGTGTAGCCACAATCATTACATATAATTTTATTTATTTCATATGTTTGATCTTTTCTCAAAATCTTTTCCTTTTTATTTACTAAAGTAAACGGTTTAAATGGATTTAGATTTGCAGTGTATCTTGTCTTTGTTTTGCCTGGTACAAATTTCTGCTCCGTATAATGAGAACAATTTTCGCTCCCACATCTTGGACAGTAAACCTCTTTTTTTTCTCCGAATAAAGTATATTTATATATACCATTAAATCCCGTGTTTTGAGATCTTTCAACAGAATTTCTTAAGAATAATTTTCCAACACCTGTAATCTCTGGCTCTTTTGGGCGTTCCCACCCTCTATCATTTTCGTTTTCTTGTTCGTATGATTTATAAAATTCACTTTTCCCCGCAGACATTTCATTGTTTTCGTGTTGTTTCAACGGAAAACCGCAATTGATACACATTTCTGCTTTGTCTGAAATTTCTTTTCCACATTCAGGACATTTAATCAACGCCATGTGTTACCCTCCCACCACTTGTAATAAAATAATTCTACCACAAGTGGCAGTTTTTGTCACTACTGTGCATTAGAACTTTATCCCCAAACAGGATCAAATGCTGAACTGTCTCCGTATCTTCGTTTTGCCTCGCCCTTGTAAACTGTTCTGGCGGCATTGAATAATCATTATCGCTTAATATCCCACTTGTTCAGCCGCATATTGTGCTTCTTCATCGGTAAATTTTACATATTTTAATTGGTCTATAAGTCCCTGCTTTGAAAATGATGTCAAATCTAAATAACTCTTTGCTTTTTTCACAGCTTCTTTTTTCCAGTCAGCACCGCAATTATCTGCCGCGTACACTGCTTCTTCATGTGTATACTGTTCGTATTCTAACTGTTCAATCATCCCTTGATATGAAAAACCTGCTAAATCAAGATATCTCTTTGCTTGTTTCAAGGCATTTTGCTGCCCAAGCGTTATTTGTTCACTTTCTTGTATCTCTTCCGATGTATCAGTTGTTTCACCAATTCCATATTTCGAATATAGATTTTCTGTTTGTACAATCATTTCCGATGCTTTACCGCTAAATTCATCTGGAATCTTAAAATGGTCAATTTTTTCGTTTATTGTATCTTTTACAATTTTCCCATTTTCTACAATATAAGAATACTCTTCGTCTCCTATGTACCCTACATAAGAAACTGATAATCCAAGTTCTTGTGGACGCTTGCATATGCAATAGCAGTCAAAATACATAACATAAATATTATCATAATGACCATATGCACCTACGCAGTATTTATTCCCGTCTTCAAATATTCCAACAAAATTATTGTTTTTATCGTCATATTCAAAGTTAGCCCCCTCAACCCCGGCTTTTACTTCGTTTTGTTCTGTTTCTTTTGTTAAATTCTGATCTCTATCATTATTTTCTTCTTTGCTTTGATGCTCGCTATAATATTCTTCCGTTTTTTCGCTTTCAACGGTTGAATATTCGTTATCAAGATTTCCGCTACACCCTATAAGCACCACGGTAGCCATTGCCAAAAATACTATCCCCCACTTTTTCATGAACTCCCTCCCATTTGTAATATGTTATACAAACCATACCACAAACGAAAGAGAGTTGCAATTAAAATATAGGAACTGGATTTCTCTGCGTTCTATTTGCTTCCTGTCTCCATTTTTTTACTGTCCCTTGATACGCTTTATCTGAATCAAGAACCGCCGTAATATCTGCTTTTTCAAGTTTTGATACAATGACGTCTCCCAGTTTATCGTAATCAATAGCGCTTGACATTGCTATCTGCATTTCTTTTCCAATAGTACTTTCAATGCTACCGGAATTGTATTTTATAGATGCGTTTACGTTGTCAGTTATGCTTCTATTGTACTTATATACAACTTCCGGCGCTGCTTTTAACCCTGCCAATCCAAAACTGTCCTTAATTCCCTCGGACCAGTTTTTTATCTCCTTAAATGTACTTTTAGATCCATCAGAAATACCATTATTAAATCCTTCTACCGTAAATCCTGCAAATTCTTTAAACACTCTTGATGGCGAATGTATGCCCATCAAATTTGTAAACCAAGAACTGATATTGGATACCCAACTGGAAATAACTCCGTACGTGGTGTTCTGGTTTCCGGAAACTCCGCCATTGAATCCCTCTACAGTATATTTACCATAGTCAGAAAATACTGTGGATGGTGAATGTATTCCCATATTGGTTGTAAATGGCTGTTTAATGTTGTTCTCAAGATATGTGAGCATGGCATCATTTGTTGTGTTCGAATTTTCTGAAATACCATTATTATATCCATCTATCGTATTTTTCGCCCATCCTCTTCCCATACCAGAAAGCATGGCATCTTTTAAACTTCCTTTTTGTGTAATTGCTCTTGTTACTGTGTCTACAGCACTTTGAGATTGAGCAACACCGCCATCTGCAAGTCCATTTACGACAACTTTTCCACCCGCTACTGCTACATCATATCCTCTTCCGTTATACCATGTTGTTATTGCTTCTTCTAATGCACTAGTCATTGTCGGTATGGCTTCTGCTGTACCGGCTACTCCGCCAATTCCAAACTGAACAACACCTTTTTCTCCAAGATTATACATATCCTGATCGGTCGTTCCATAAGCGTCAATAATTGTTTGATAAAGTTCTACTGCTTCTTCTCCAACTACCTGCTTGCCATTAACGAACACTCCGCCAAGATCATCTATTGCTTCTACAGCATTCTTAGCAATGACGCCAAAATTAATCTTTTTTATCGCTTGTTGTAATAAATTGTATTCATTAGTATGCTGTTCCAATAACTCATTTGCCGAATTATATTGTGACGTTGCTTTTGCAACCTCATCTCTAAGTGTCTTTTGTGTTTCTGTTATTTTTGTCTGTTCATCTTCCAGAAAAACCATTTGCTTTACGAGTTCATCATGTGCATCACCTGCATTTTTAGCTTCTATGCCATTTGCTTTTAATGCATCTGTATTTCGTTTCCACCAGTCATTTAAGTCCTCGGTTGCACCTATATCGGATAAGATTTCGTTTAGTTTATCCAACGCTTCTGCGTTATCTTTGTAGTTCTGCTCTGATACTTCCAACTCGACATTAGCTTCCGCAAGTGCCTTACTGTACTGCTCTACAACATCTTTATATCCTGCAACTCTATAATATTCTTTCTGTGCTTCTATAGTCTTTAATAGTTCTTCCTTTTGTGCTATATATTTTCCAGTAGTCATATCAATCTGATTTGCTAATTCTGGACAAATATCAATAAGCTGTTGTGCTCTCGTTTTTAATGTTTCTTGATCTGCTGCTGTTAAGCTCGTCTTGTCTGCAAGTTCGAAATATGAATCTGCAAGCTGTTGAAGCTGATCTGCACTTGCTTCGGATTTAGATGTTAAATCCTTTGTAGTGTCAGCTAAATCTCTTAGATTTTGTGCAGCATCTTCCATTTTCTGGTTATTTGATCCTATTTCTTCCTCAAACTCCAAAAACTGATCTGCAATCTCTTTTTGCCAACTTTTATGGAAATTATATACAGCTAACCCTATTGCTGCGATCGCCGCTGCTATTGCTAAATAAGGATGCGCAACGACAGTAGCTGCAAAATTCAAAAGAGTATCTTTTATTGCCAAAATCTTTGTCTTAATATTGTCTAATGCTGATAACGTAATGGTTGATATTTTTATTGCTGCAATTACTCCAAGAATGGTTGCTTCTATTGGTGCAGCAGAAAATATACCAGACCATGTGCTTAGCCCAGCATTTATAGCTTTCCAAATTACCTGCGCAATTTTTCCACATATGCCAAGCCAATCTATATCAGACAGGAACTCTCCGATTTTCTTTCCAATCCTATACCAATTCACTCCATCAATAGCAGAAATCATTGCATCAAGCAAACCTTTCGCCCATGTATTCAATGTTCTTGCCAAAAGAGTAAACTTGAAAGTTTTGAAAAATTTATTAATCCCTGCTGCAATAGAATTTCCAAAATTCTTCCAGTTAAATCTCGTTCCAAAAGAATTTAAAAACTCCAATGCAGTATTCAATGCCCCTGCAATCGTTTTTCCTACATTTCCAAACAGTCTCGGATTGATAAGACCATTGAGGAAATCTGCCAAGCCTTTGCCGAAGTTTCTTGCCTTGGAATAAATCTTATCCCAGTTGATAGACTCCATAGCTTTTGATAAGGCATCACTGATGTATTTTCCAAGCTGTTTCAGATTTTTAATATCACTTTCGTAATTTTTAAAAATAGTATCTGTCTTGACAAGTTTACCGCCACTGGCACCGCCTGATGCGCCACCGCCGCCGGAACCGCCCGAACCTTTTTTACCAGAACCATCATTTGTTGTAATCAGTTTCAATTCATCAAACTGACGGACACCCTTATTCATTTTGTCAATGTTCTTTGCCGCCTGTCCGGTATTGTCAGCAACATCGCCTGCGCTCTCTGCCGCATCTGAAAAACTATCTGCAAGACCTGCACCGGAATCCTCATATTTCCATCCGAAGATTGCGCCTAAAGCGTTTGTAACCTTTGTGGCAAAGCTGATAACAACCAGTAAAACGGAATTGAGTGCTTTTACGAATGGTTTGAAAGCATTGATTAATGCTCCACCAATAACACTGCCAAGCTGTTCAAACGACTGTTTTAAAATTCTGATCTGGTTCGCCCACGAATCAGCAGTACGCGCAAAGTCTCCCTGTGCTGTCTGCGTATTGGCAAGGACGTACTGATACCGGAGCATTGTCTTTTCAGCCTGTGACATAGACTCGATATCAGAATCTAATCCCTGTTTCATCGCCCACTCTTTAAGGGTTGCCTGTGTAAGATCAAGACCGTAATCTCTTAATGGACGTGTCTGTCCGGTAAATATTGCAACTAAATCCTGCGACACAACATCCTGATCTATGTTATACAGAGATGCCATATCAGCAGTTAATTTTGTTAAATTCAAAGACACATCAGCCATGGAATCAGACAAACCAATATAGCCATCTGTCTGCTTATTCAAAAACTCATTGGCTTTCTTTATCAAACTGCTGTCAATTCCCATGGCTGTTCCCATTGCTTGGAATCGGCTTGCCGTCTGTTTCAATGTCAGTTCTGACATACCGAACTGACGTATAGAGTCCTGTGCAAAGTCATTGACTTTCTTTGACATGTCCCCAAAAGTAACATCAACAACGTTCTGAACCTCTGTTAATGCCGATGATATGTCGATTGCATTTTTTATTCCCCTGATCGCTCCGTACAGACCAAGATAAATCCCCATAGAGGACAAAATCTGTCTTGTGAATGACTTGAGTCCGATCAATGCTTTCCCTGTGGATGCCTTAAATCCAAGGAAAGAACCGGAAAGACTACTGATGCTGGTATTTAACCCAGAAATTGCGCCACCAGACCTGTTGGAAAGATTGCCGAGTGCCTGCGTCATCTGAATGATATTCGAAGATACATTTGGCGCTTTTGAAAGCGTCTCAAACAGGTATTTGAGGTTGTCAGCAAGCAAAGGTATATTAGTCACCGCGCGACCGCTTGCAACGCTTCCAAGCCTTGATATGGACGTTACAAGATTACTCATGTTGGTCATATCAAAATTCAATGCACCTATCTTGTTCATTTGACGTACAAAGTTTTGTAACTGTGCAGAAAGAGCCGGTAAATTCTTTGTCGCCTGTGTAGATGCCTTGCCACCGATTTTTGACAACGCAGACACCATGCTTATGAGTCCGCTTGTATCAACAGCCTTAACACTTGCTATTCCAGATGCAAGATCTCTCACAGCAGAAGATATTCCGTGGATAGAATTTGCATCAACACCAGAAAATTTATTGAGTGCCCGCACCATTGATGTGATTTCCGAAGATTTACCACCTTTGAATCCGGTAGCCGCATCAGAAATGCTTCTGATTCCGCTTGCAATATTTGAAAGTTTTGCAGTGTCAAACGATATGCTTTCCCGGAGCCTATTCATGCTGTTTACAAGGCTTTCTATGGAATTACTTGCTTTTGCAGAGTCAGCTTTGATTTTTATTTGTAATTCATCAATGTCTGCCATATATGCACCAACTTTCTATGCAAAATAAAAAGACGGTAGGCTGTGACACCTTACCGTCCTTGATCTACTCTTTTAATTTTTCTCTTGTAACCGGTCCGCATTTCTTATCTACTGTAATTCCGACTTTTTTCTGGAATGTTCCAATACCTGTCGCCGTATCATTTCCAAGAATACCGTCCACATTACTGTTTCCCTTTTTATCTTTTTCATCCAGGCATCCGTGATAAATAAGCTCCGTCTGAAGCCATCTCACATCATCCCCTCTCATGCAAGGGAATTTTTTCTTTAAAATCCTTGCAGGTTCCGGGTATGGGTTTAAATGATCTTTTACATTTTTTCTAGGGTTTCCGCTTGTCACAATCGCTGTATGACCTTTTGTTTTTGTGACAATAACATCTCCGTTGTAAAGAACCATTCCTGCCGCATAACCTCCAATGTCATCAAACATGCCACTAGAAAGAAGTACAGATTTTTCATTTGCTGTGGTGAAATTTCCAACATCTTTTCCAGTTGCATGAATAATGCATGCACGTACCGTTGTGCCGCAATCTGCTTCTGTTTTTACTTTTGAATTAATACCATATTTGACAATTCCAAGCCGGTGTCCCTGACAGTAGCCAATATTATCATTATTGCACGCTGTAATCATTGATTCTGCCAGTTTATCCGCCATATCTTTTGTTTTTGGCCTTAACACATACCATCCTTTTTTATGAACATAAAAGTTTTGCATACTTACTTCTGTTCCTGTCTGATCTCCCGGTCTCCCACCGGTCAATTTCCCATTTTCATCATGTCTTGCAGATCCAATTCTAATTGACATATTTATACCTCCAAGTTCTTTTCTGGTTTTGGATGGCTCAACTCATAGTTTGACTGCATAATTTTGAGCTTTGCCACAAATAGCTCTCTCTGTTTCTTAATTTCTTCTTCCGTCATTTCCGAATCATATTTTCCTTGCTGTTCATTGATTGGTTTTTCAATATACTTTGATTTTGCTTTCCGACCGGCAAGGCAATGTTCTACTGCCACCGATACCGCAGACAATCCATATGTTCCAAACCACATCCACATCTCATTGTCTCTTTGCTTTTTATCTAAGTTGTAAGCATCCGCATAAGGCTGTAAATCAGCCGGGCAGGACGCGTCTATATCATGCACGGTAAATCCATACCCTTTAGTGACTAAAAGCCAGAATGGGCGGATTTCCGCGCAATACGTTTCCCATGTAAGTTCTCTCTGTTCTTCTACTTTTTCCTCGGAGTTTTCTTCTCCGCTTCTTTCTGATCTGCTTTGAGCAGTTTTGATAAAAAACCGTTTTCAAGCAGCTCCGCTAAAAGTGCATTGTAAAGTACCTGAACATCTGCATCTTCTCCGTCAAAGTAATCATCCAGCATGGCATATACTTTTCCAAGCTGCTGTTCCTTTTCTCCCTCATTGTCCGGATTGTATCCAAGTTCCTCTTTGTGAAACTTCTGCGCGCCTACAAGGATTAACTCTGGAAGAAATAAAAGGATTTCGTCAACCGCTTCAATATCTTCCATCTGGTCTAATTTTGCTACTTTCTTGATAATTCCGCTTTTCACGGTTGCTTCATATCCAAACTTGATCTGTAATTCTTTCTCGCCAAATTTTAATTTTGTCATTTTCTTTCCCTTTCTCCCTCTCATATAGGGAAAGGGCAGTCCGAAGACCGCCCTGTTCTTTTAAATTGTTTCTTCAAGCTCTGGCTCGGTTGTCTGGTTATCGTCAGCCGATCCAACCGAACTATTCGACTGACGTGTTATTCCCCCGGTGTAAAAGCTACAGCGGTGTCCATGCCCTTGTATTCTTCAATGGTAAGATTCATTTCAACCGTCAAAAGCTCATTCTGACCAATCTCCGGCTGCGGTATCTGCTCCGGTGGCTGCGCAACAACAAAAAACGCATCTGCAAATCCTGGAATAATGGTTTCAAACCACATTCTTTTCCCATCGGTAAGCGCTTTGTACGCCGTGATAAGTGCTTCCCACTCTTCTTTTGTGGCGTCTGTAAGGTTTACCGTGATAGGGAATGAACCGCCTGTATCTGCGCGCCCCTTTACATATCTGGTAATTGCATCCTCTAAAGCGGATGCGTCGATCTGTTCCGGATCAATGTTAATACCGCCAATCGAGTTAATTCTTGTGAGTTGTTTAAACGATGTAGGCTTTGTTCCGGCTGTCGCTTCTGTGCCATAGCCAAACGTAATTCCTAACGTAGACAATCCTGCTGCTGCCATTTTTACCTCTCTTTCTACCGTCAAATAATGCGGTTATCGGGCGCATCTTTTTGCACCCGTTGCATAAAAAATAGAGCCTTTCGGCTCTTTTACATCAATCTGTCGTTGGCTCCGATTATCCTCCGGAACCTTGCAACGCTTCTAAATTTTTTCTCGCTGTCGTTTTTAAACTCCGGCATTGCTGTAATTTGAAATCGCATCTGCTTAAAGGCATCAGCTAAAATAGCCATAATCCCTTTTGCATCGCTTTGCTTTGTGTTTGTAATGACGTCAACCTGTATTGTTTCCTGCACCGCATTTACGGATGTGCCCTCTAAATCTGCCCCACGTTCAAGCCCCGGCATCTCGTGAATGTAAATAGTCGGGAAAACAGGGTCTTTATCAAGGTTCTTTTCAACCGTTGTAAATGCAGTGTCAAAATTCATGCTTTTGTATTTCTTCTTGAGTTTTGGTTTGGCTATCGTTACAACATTGGAGAAAATGTTTGTTTCAAGGTCAAATACCCACTGGTTGTCTGCCATTATTTAACCACCTCATATGTTTTCTTGAAAATATCCGGCTTGCATGGATATAATTCTCCACTTACACCGCGGATAATATAATCTCCAACAGTAACATGATGGTTTCCTTCAAGCGTCTTAATGTAAAGTTCGCATGGCGGCGCGTCTTCTGAAATCGGATTCTGGTAAAACAAAACGCCTTTTTCAAATGCTTTTGACGCCCATTCCGGCACGTACCAATTACCGTCTTTATCTTTCAAATCACCGTCGTACTGAAATGCTTCAATTACTACCGGTTTTTTCCTGTACTTCATTATCCAAATACCTCCTTCGCTGTCTGTGTAACAATCTGACGCAACTCATTTGCGGTCAGATACATGAATGGTCTGCTTGGCATTCCCTCTGTAAACCACCAATCGCCATTGTCGTCCTGATAAAACCATCCATATCTTCCATCTGAAATCTGATGGATAGTTTTTCCACTTGCGTACTGCCACGAAACACCCTCCGGCAGTTTCCCAGGATAAGGACTTTGCTGTCCCACAATTCCGGTTCCAAACTCAACAAATGCGGCATGGTCTGTACCGGCTATTACCGCCCATATACCGCCGCCCTTAGTGCTTCCTTCATATTCCGCATGAACACTTGAAATCAGTTCCGATGTAAATATTGCGTCAAGGTCAGCAATTTGCACTCTGGCAATCTCTACGCCCTTTTCCGCGAGTTTTTCTGCCAATAGCTGGCATTTATATGTCAAGCTGTTTTGATAGGCTCTAAGCTCTCGTATGGCGTTCTGAATAGACTTTTCAGACAGGCTCATTGTGATTACTTTCTTTCCCATGCTGCACCTACTTCACATTTTTTTGCAATAAGAACAAATCAACCGTCAATCCCTCGTCTGCGACACCTTTTACGATGTAATCAGCCGAATTTTCATCAACGATTGTATCCTCTTCATCTTTGTACTTTACATCTGAACGTTTCCATACCAAAGAGCCGACGCTCAACGGAAGTTTTCCTTTGTCCTCGACAATCTGAACAAAGTTTGTGGAATTGTCAACGCCAAACTCTTTTATAAGTGCTTCACTCAACTTATTGCTGATTGAAGAATAAAAAACCACAGGCTTATCATAACCTGTGGTATACTCTCCGGTTGTCTTCGGTATCTTGTTCCCGTCATCATCAAGGTAATAAATTACATTACCATCAGAATCCGTGTACGAAGAATATTCGATGTTACCATCATCATCCGTCACATATACCGGCACCTTGCCGCTTTGCTGCGAATAACTCATTTTTTGCTTATTGATCTCAAGCATTTCACTTCACATCCTTGCCGAACCGTTTCCACAGCTCAGAAAGCTTTTCCCATCCATACATTGCGACAAACGCAACAATAAATCCTGCAATAATAGCTGCCAAGATCATATACCATAAAATTGATGTCTGGATGTACTGCATGTATGCCACAAACGCAGCGACCGTGATTCCGATAGAAAGAACAAATACCAAAATGTCCGTTGGAATCTTAGAAAATACGCCTACACCTTTGATTACCTGTGTTACCACAGACACAACAAATGCCAGCGCACCAATGATTGCCAGAATAATTGTCATGTTAGCAATTACCGACTGTATAATATCCATGATTAAACCTCCTTTTCATCATTAAGACGGGTTTCTATTCCGTCAATTCTGTGATGAGCCGATTTCACACTTTCCTCCACCTTTATGATCCTGTTGTCATGAGAATTGATTTCTTTTCGCATCTCTGAAACTTCATTTTTGATCTCGGTCGTGTTGTTTGAAATGGCATCCAACTTCATGTTAATGCGTGTGTTCTCCCTCACGCGTTCTTCAAGATCCGTGTTGTCTGTCCTTTTGTTGCTCTTCAAGCCCATAAAGACGGAAAAACCAAGCGACAGCACGCTTATAATGATTGCTGTTGATATTTCAATCGTCAAATCATATACCGCCTTTCATTTTTATGGCACACCGCCCACCACCGCTCAATGTGTGCCGCCTGCTACGTTTTGCCGACGTCGGCAAAACGTAACGCACAATCTTCTAACCAGATGGAATCCCATACGGTTATAATGCTTTTACAAACGGAAATACTCCAACAAACAAGCTTTCCCTGTCTTTCCAGCTACGGCTTACGCCGTTTTCTGAATAACTTGCCATATAGGCTTCTCCTGCCTGTGAATGGTCGTACAAGGCTAAATTGACGATTACATCCTCAAACTGTTTCAAGTCTTCGGATATTTTTTCATCCGTGTAGCTTTCCGGGTAATTCCGCTTGCTTACCACTTCATTTCTTGCCTGCTTGATAAGCTGTTCGATGTAAGGATTATCTTCTTTCTGGTCGAACACGACAACATCAGAAGTAACACCATCTTCATCCGTAACGGTTTCAATATGAAATTGTTTCAGTCTGATTTTGACCTGCTCTAATGTTGTATATTCGTCCATTCTTCCCTACCTATAATCCGAACTGCTCGATCAAAATGCGTTTCAGTTCCGCTCCACTGATTTCTTCTGCACCCTCGATCCCATGTTCAGCGGCAAGTGCCTGTAAATCAGCAGTGCTCATTCTGTTAATCTCTGTCTTGGTGTACCCTCCGGAAGATTTCTCTCCCAGAACAATGTCCGGGATTTCATCTCCTGCTTTGTACCATTTTCCATTGCGCTTTACCGTGTATTCAGCAATCATACCGCACCTCCTACGCAACTTTCATGACAACAACGCTGTCCATGCCCTCAAAAGTAGGCAATCCGATCATTGACACAACGCAATGAGTGTTGATCGGATGATTTGTTGCGTATGTATACACCGAAATACCGGTTTCTACAATAGAAAGGTTTCCGTCTGTTAAACTTCCGCTTCTCTCTTCCGGTGTCTTTCCAAAGACATAATCTCCAAGGTACACGCCGGATGCCTGCGCTGAAATAACTCCTGTAGGAATAAAATATTTGGTGGCACCGTCTGCCGGGTCGATGTAAAGTTTGTCGTAAACTTCAATCTCGATGCCGTATCCTCTAAGATACTCTGTAACCTGCCCCTGCTGTAAACGAATACCTCCATTGTAAGCAGTAATTCCAAGCACCTGTTTCTTTGTGTCTTCTGCCTTAAGAACCATCTCCCACGTTTCTGTATTCATGCTAAAACGTGCAAGGGAATATCCGGTTTTCTTTGCAAACTCACGTTTAATCTCGATAAGGTCATCAAGTGGCGTTGCTGTTTCTGGTGCAGACCATTTATCAGTATCGCTTCCGGAAATATCCTTGTAATGATCTCTCTTGTGCGCCACTCCATTGTCCGAAGTATAATCAACATAGAAGCTCTTGCCACCAATTGTTACCTGTACTCTTGGAATACCATCAGATGGTGCTAATAACTGCCAAATCTGGCGTTCCGGCACTACTCTTGCGCCCTCAATCAGCATCATCGGTTTTTTGCTGATTTCTCTAAGCACCTGGTTTGCCATGTTGGAATTTTCTGCCGACTGGTAATTTGCATACTCCTGCTCTTCACGCTCTGTTACCATGTAAGATTCACGGTAGAAAGGCATCTCGTTCTGAATATCCGAAAATCCACCGACATCTCTTAACTCTGCCTGCGCATCAAAATTGGATGCCTTTAAGGATACCGGAAGACCGTTTTTCCCTTTGATAAATCTAAGTTCAAGGCTGTCCTGTTTTCTGGTTCCAAATTTCTGTCTACCTAAGTAAGGTGCAGAACCAAGCGTTTTTTCATAATTATTCCACATAACCACAAGACTTCTTGCGGTAAATGCTTCTGCTAATGGTAATGCCATTCTCTAATACCTCCATTTTTTAATCAAAAAAAGTAACACGCGGTGTTGCTGCTTTTGCAGTTGCTTCCACGGTCACTCCGTTCGCTGTTACCTTTGCGCTGTCAATAGAACCCTGATATACATAAGTTCCAGGCGCATCTCCCATTGTTACGTCAACATCTTCCAGAAGATACCCTTTGCAAGATTCGTCATTGCTTGGGAACGGTGTCCCTGCCTTTGCAATCTTCTTTCCGTTTGCATCGGCACTTGACACCATTGTCTGCGGAACGATACACGCCGCACCCTCATAAGGAAAGAATTTTAAAATTCCTTTACTCTGTGTAAAGTCTCTTTCAATCGGTTTTCCCATAATTTACCTCCTATAAAACATAATGGTCTTTGGCTTCTGCACTTTCTGCAGGTTTGCCAAAACTGATTTTTTCTGCGTTCTCTACGTCCGCAGTTTTTTTATTTTCTCCACCTGCAGTACCGCCGCCCGGATTTTCAGAATTATTTGCAATCTCCTGTTCCTTTGCCTGCGCTGCCGCGGTTTCCTTTTCGGCTGTAATCTTTCCAAGAGCGTCATAATCAAGGCTTCCATTATCCTTGACAACGGATTTTGCCTGCTCTGCATTGATTTTTAACTTTTCCATCAATGCTTCGCGCTGATCTCTGATGGCGTTTTTTTTCTGCATATCTGCGATCTGCTGATTTGCTGTCTCTAACGCCTTGTTTGCTTTTTCAAGTTCCGTGAGGTTTCCTGCTTCCATTTCATCCAGCTTTTTCTGCAACTCATCTGCGCTGTCTGCCTTTGCCTTAAGCTCTGCTGCTTTTGCCTGTTCTCTCTGTACGGCACTGCCGTAATCAGCAATGATTTTTTCAACATTTTCCTCACTGATACCCATTGCAATTAACTCTTCTCTTTTCATTGATTACCTCCGATATGTCTTTACGAATTTTTGCGGTGCAACGACACCGAATGACACTGTTGATTTTTACGCTCACAACTTTGCGAATTTTTATAAAATAAAAACAGCCACCGATTACTCGGTAGCTGTCTTATTTTGCTGTTTATTTAATTGGTTTACAATTTCCTGTGCTTTTTGTTCCTGCTCTTCTGCATTATCAATTGTTTTCCACAACGCATCTATATATGGCTTAGACAAGAGGAATGTCTTTTCAGCATCTCCCCAAAGCCCCACCGTTTTAATGGCAATAAGAGGATGTATGCCGCACTCTAAAAGCTGATATAGTGTTTGCGACTTTGTATACATATTGTCTTGCGGGCTATGATTGATTTGCACATCAAAATCCCTCATTGACAATTTCAAATCATTGTCCTTAACGCGTATTACATTTAAGACAACTTTTGCAAGTCTCTTCTCTGCCGATTTCACAATTGGGTCTTTTAATTTTGCTCTTGTCTTTGAAAAATCCCATCCAGCCCTTAATGATACTGCTCCTTGTGTATCTCCTCCAGAGTTTTGGGACTCTCTGTTTGGTATTGCTAATATTGCCAAGGCATTGTCCCACAAATCATCTTTTGCCACCTGACACTGGCTCTGATTTAGTTCCTGCGTCATAATCTCAACATCGGCTTTGTTATCCTTGTTATTGGACTTTACCGTCAAAGCATGGCTCATTTTCATCTCTTCAAACGTTTTTTGGTCGATTTCACAGTTCACAAACTTAACCCAGTACTGAACAAACTGCTCAATTCCATCCATTCTGTTTGACTGCATATTGTTAATGGCATCCAGAAGACCTATGACAAGCTCAATATCAGAAATTCTCTCATGATTATTTGGAAACTCAACAATAGGTATACTTCCAAATGCATGCAATTTCCATTCAGAAACTACTCCGTTTTGAAGTTTACATGAATAGTTGTCCGTATAGCACAGTTTGTACCATCTTCCATCTTCGTCTTTAAGCTCCTGCACCGCAACCACCGGTTCTTCCGTGCTCCGATTATAAATAACACACGTATTCATTGGAGTAGGCGCAACAATTTGAAATGGTATTTCTCCATTTGCAAATCTTACCGCCTTGAAAGATGTTCCGGTTGCTGACTGCCATTCACCAGCTTTAATATCCTTTTCCTGCTTATTTGCGTCTACAAGATAGTCATTCAGCGCATCCACTGCCTTATTGATCACATCGTCATCTTTTCGACTGATAAACTGGATTGGCTCACCGTATGTCTGACCTACTTTGAACTGAACAATCTCATACGCATGATTTTCTACTATTTTGTTTGTAATATCAGCATTTTGTACCTTTAATCGGTATAAAATCGGCTGATCTCCTTTGTAATACCGCCATAGGTATTCTATGATGGTTTTGTTGTAATAATAATTTCCGATGCAGTCTCCAACCACCTTGACAATATTGTCTGCTGTGATGGTTTCAACATCAGTATATAAAATTTTTCGCCCATAACAGCCCTTAACAAGATCTTGGAGAGATTTATTATTCATAATTGGCTCCTAAATAAACGTCATCCCACTGGATGTTGACCGGATTGGAAGAGATTTTAATTCCGTCTTCCCATTCTCCGGATAAAAAACAACTTTCTTGTGACATTTCCTACATTCCACAGAAATGTTCATTGTTGAACGCCCATCGTGTGTGGCAACTTTTCTTCCGCAACGCGGGCAATATATTGTTTTTTGTGTATATACCATAAAGTCCTCTTTTCTTTGCAAAAGAAAAAGCACCGGAGATTTCTCTACGATGCTCGTTCAATGTGGGGGATGGTAAAGTGTTCAACTATTTGTTGACTTCTTCGATTATAACTATATCAGAAAAAAACCGGACATATCGGACAACTTTACTCTTTCATAAATCTATCGAACGCTTTTCTAACGCTGTCTTCTGTGTTATTGCCTCCTATTTGGTCGGCAACCTTATTCCAAGATTGATTTTCTAAAAATCTAAGGTTAATTATTCTTCTAATTCTGCTATCTTTTATATTTGCAATAAACTCTTCTACTTCATTTGTTTTTTCAAGAAGTTCGTTTTCCAAAATTTCGAGGGTGGTTTTTCTGGAATATAACAAGGTTTTTTTGTGCCTATATTCTGGCAATGGTATTCCTTCTATTTTAAAATGTTGGTTTCCACCATTTCCGCCAGAAACGCTATCAATAACCGTTCCTTCCTGCTCAATTTTTTCTATGTATTTTTCAAGCTTTTCAATTTTATTCCTTACTTCTTTTACTTCTTCTCTTAAATCTAAGTATTGATTTAAAATATCTTTGTTTACCATATCAATACCTCCTAAACGGATTTACTGCTGCTTCTACTTTGGCTACGTTATTTCCATTTGTCACTCTAAGCGCAAAGTTTGAAAATACATCTGGCACATCATCCAACTGCTTTTTACCGGATACTGAATATCTCTTAAGAAGAGACATCATTACTCCGTATGGCTCATTCGGCTTATATGATGATGGGTCTTTAAATATAACGTGCTGCAATATCCAGTTTGAGCACTGAAAAATCCTTGCTTCCTTATTTGTCTCCGTCGGTGTATCTGTGATATTGCATATCCATCCTTTGGCTTCCACTCGCTTGTTTACTTCCATTGCGACACGGTCTCCGCCGGCGTTTCTCTCAAATTCACATTCCTGCACTTTGTTGTTTGTCAAAACATTTGCTGCATTTTCATACTGCATCTCATAATCTGCCGTGTTATCGCAAACACAATCTACACAGTAGTAATCCTCTCCGTATTTTTGCAATACCGGCAAAACAAAGTAATCCGTTCCTTTTCCCTTTGTATCGCATTGACCGGTTACAATTTCTGGCTTTCCATGCGGCAAATTAAGATACCGGCGTATTTTATCTTCCGGAAACAGCAATCCCTCTCGCTCAATCGGCTCCTGTTTGTAGAGACAGCGATATGATATGTCGTCCATCAATAATTGCTGGTCTTCAAAAAATTCTTTCGTAAACCCAGAAAATTCATAGTCAAAGTTGCTTTCTCCTGTAACTGGGTCTACATCCGGTACCGCAATAACCTTTACTCTCGGATTACCCTCGTACATATTTTGTATGCGCCCTATGACGTCGTGTACGCTCCATCTTGTGGCAATATGTATTTCCTTGCAGTTCTTACCGTCCGTGTCCTGTATCTTTCTCTGTCTGGCATCTACAGCGTATTTATCCCACAATTTATCAAGGATAATGGGATTCATTGCTTCTTCAATACCGCCGATCATATCGTCAACCAGTAAAAACTTAGAAGCCCTTACTTTACCGGCATTCTTACTACCAACAGACGTACATTGTACGGATGGAAACGATTTGTACTTCCCGACATTAAACTGCTCCATTTTCGCATTTGTGCTTGTCACGGAAAGATTTGGGAAAATTTCATTCCATGTATATTCTTCTTCGTTTGTAACGATATCGTACACACCGTCATAGTACATTCTGGTAATATCACCGCTGTGTGAATAAAAGAGGCTGAAATCTCTCGGAAACCATCCGGCAACAAGAGCGTGAAACATTTTTTCAACCGTTGTTTTTCCTGCACCCGGGACAAGTGATACGCACAGGATGTCATATCTATCATCAATCATGCCTTGCAGCGCATCTATGAGTCCGATTTTTAAGAATTGCTTTCTTCTTGGCATGTAAAACCGCTCTTTAGGATCTCTTTTCTTTTCCAAATACTGGAAAGCACTATCCACAACTTTGTTTTGCGCTTCCAAAAGCAAAATTCCGTAATATTTGTCCAGAATTTCATAAGATACCTTGTTTTGGAATGAATATTTCTCTAAATCCCATGGTGTGCCACCTGTAGATTGAAATATAAACTTCTCCGTCAGTTCTTTCGCTCTGGCAGAAACCTTTAATCCATACTCAACATCCTTTTCCGTCAGAATGGCTACCCTTGCCGCTTCTTCCATGGCATCTATTACCTGTTCATCAACGCCATGCACCTGTATGTAATTTTCATATCCATTTACTGTGGAAATTAGGCTTGAACTTGCCAAAAGAAAAGCACCTCCGCAAAAGCAGAAGTGCCTTGACCTCTGCCTATAACTGTTTTAGGGTAGCGACTAACTCCATTTGTTAGCCGGTAATATGCGTAGTCAGTAGTAAAAGCTATTCTTAGCACACCAATATTGTACGCACCTCTTAGTGTTTCGGAAATTATTTAATGACTATTTTCTTCGTCTTGTTTTAAGATAATGGCTATCCCTTTTGTCAGCCGGTAATATTTTATTAGACTGTTGGCATTGCATTCCAACAATTCGTATGCAATCTATTCAAAAGTGCATTATAATCATCAATTACATACCGTGCTGGAATCATATATGTTTCAATGCCATATTTTTCTGCTGTTTCTCTTTCAATGCTACAGCCGTTCCAATCGTAGCTCTCGCATATTCCAATAAATACATCAGCCCGTGCCAGTTTCTTAAGGTTCTCGCCCAAGTACCATACATCTTCTTTACTATCTTTAGGTGGGGTACTCTTAGTATAACTGTCGATAAGCTTCAATTCCTCACCCTCGTAGATTTCAGCAATCTTCTTCATCTTTTGAATACTTGCTTTGATTTCTTCCTCTGTTCTGCCTTTCATTGGCACGCTTACAAATAGCTTCTTCATAAAATCTCCTTCTAAATTCTTGCAACTACGTGTTCTTTTGCAATTTCTTCTTTTTCCGGGTCGTAAATAACCGAACCGTTTTTATCAGTCTTATTCTTATCAAATTCGCAAGAAATTTTTATGTATGGGTATCTCAATGGCGTGCAGTCAGCATGGAAATCAATATTATACACTCCCTTTTGCCATTTTCCGTTAGCATAAATCTTTGTGTAACCGCCTTTTCTAGTTTTGATTATAATTTTTGAACGTGTTTTCTTCATTTATTCCCCCAATAATAAGTTTTAAGTCAATATCTAATTCCCTTACAAGCGTCATGAACCGCCCGATCTTCAAGCCATAACTTGCAATGTCCTTTAGCAATTCCTCTCGACTGTTTTATGATGTCAAAATATGACATATTAAACTCTTTTTTGTATTTAAGAAAATTCTTGATGTAAAAAAGCATCTCTTTTTCGTACAATTTTCTGGTATTATGTTTTACCCTGTTGTCAAAAATAAGGTAGTGTATTCTCTCTCTCATTTCCAATGCACCTTGAACCCTTTCTCTGTATAATTTTCAACCGCCTGTTTCAATTCTTCCTTGCTTTTATATTCCTCTCTAAGCATGATTGCTACCTTTTTCTTTTCCACAGCGTATATGCCGCAGGTAACAGCTTTGCTCGCCGTATCAAGGACTGCTTTATACTGTTTGCTGTTCATCTCGTATGTGCTGTTATTGATATTTACAATCATTTTTCATAAACCTTTCAAAATCTTCCATGCATTTATAGCACAAGTCGTATGTGACATTTAAAATACCATTTTTTGTAATCGAATTTCCGCACAATATTCCTTTTTTAATTTCTGCACCACACATGTCGCAAGTGTACCATTCTTTGCTATGCTTCATCGTGAATATCCTCCCAAACTCTGCAAAATTCCTTGAATGTTTTCTTGTCCATCAGCGAAGCTATTTCATGCAAGTTTACAATGTTAATTTCTACATCTTGCTCATATTTCACATCGGCAATAAGGTTTATATTGACCATTGGAAGGCTTCCAGCATAATGTTCTATTTTATACGAACTGCATAAGCACTGTTCGCCATCAACTGTAACTTTAGCACATGCCTGGTGTCCTTCTATTGGTTCTACTTTGAATTTATGTATATTACTCATTCTTCCACCAACTTTCTACCACACATCGGGCAAAATTCAATTTCCATTGCTATCGCTACGTTCATTCCATTGCTACAACATTTAGCATACTGTGGACATTTATCAATATGGCATTGAATAACATTTATATAGCCCAATTTTTTGATTTTAAATTCTCCATATGCAGTTTTATATGATTCTTTCCCATTGCAAAATTTACACATTTCAATTACTTCCTCATAAACCTAGGTTCACAATCTTCTAAAGTTGTTACTTCTATCATTTCCGGTTCATTTTCCGTCACACATCAACGCCAGATTTTTTTCTATCAAACGCCGTACACAGGATTTGAACCTGCAAGCCTTTTACAGCCAACGGTTTTCAAGACCGCTCCCTCACCACCCGGACATACGGCAAATATAGCAGTATGGTGGAACTGCTATATCCGAAATTGCTTTTGCCACCACTTTGTACAATTTCACACGGACTTTCTACCGCTTACGGCAAGGTTCACCCCTGTCGTAAGTTAGCGCAGTGTGTAGGACTCGAACCTACAAGGCGAATAAACGCCCGACCGGATAGCAACCGGCTCCAATTCCATTATTGGAACACTGCATCTTGATGGTGCGATTTCTTAAACAACCCATCCATTACAACTGTCTACCACGCACCTGCCAAACAGTGTTTTTAGGGAGTTGAGTGAAATGGGGAAGAGAGGAATCGAACCTCTATTGTTTACCACTTGGGAACTGATTTACAGTCAGCCGCAACACCGCCAATCGTTGCCGCTTCCCCAAAACCGCCCTCAGACGGTTAGCAATCATATTTTTCGTGCCATGCGTTGCACTATCCTGTGTGATATCACAGAAAATAGGCTGGTGAGGATTTGCACCTCACATAACAACGACTTTCCACAACGGGTAACACCCTTAACAGGTTCCTTCATTGCCTTGTTTATTCAATGACTTGTTCCTAACCAAAGCGTGGTTGTCTTATGCTTAAGCGTCTACCTTTTCCGCCACAGCCTAATTGTATTTTTGACAGCTCAGGCACCGTGGGATAGGCACCCGAACTATCAAGTCTGACTGCTATATGGATTGCTTGTCAGCAAATTACGGAACGATCATCATTCATCACCATATAGTCTTACGCCTAATGCCGCGCTCCGCGGCAAATACCACCGGACGGTCTCGCACCGCCCTTAACAGAATCGTCCTAGTGGCGAAAGGAGAAATACGAACTTTTCGTATTCCGAGATAAGCTTTAAACCTATCTCTCAATCGGAACTGCAGGACTTGAACCTGCGGCTATCAATTCATTAGAGCATGGAAGAATGAAAAGATTGCTCTTTCCTCTGAGCTACGTTCCGTCACAGCGCGCATAGCGCGCCGCTTATGATAGTATTTTTGATCTTTTTATTTTGCCGACGTCCACTAACACCGAATAATTGCTTGCGCCGAGTTTTTTCTTGCAAAAACCGAATGCCAGTGGACTTAAGCTATACTGGATGCTCCGACTTCTCAGACTGGTGCTCAGCGTCACTATCCAGATCGAGCAAATCTCCGGTGCTGTCCGGTTCCTTTGATTTTGTTATATGTATTCTTTCCTCTGCACAAATGATAGGCAGCTGAAAGCAAATACCAAATATTGGACTATAAAACATTCTGTTACCTCCACATCAGAAACATGTTCAGCAACAGCAACATCACAAGTACCCATAATGCAATTGCTGTTTCTTTGTCTTTGGATTCTCTGCCAGATACAAATAGTATCAGCATAAAAATAACATCCAGCGTCGATATAATCGTTTTAATAATTACCATGGTTGTTTTCCTCTCACAAGTTTCTTTAGCAGGATTCGAACCTGCGAATACTGGAATCAAAATCCAGTGCCTTACCGCTTGGCGATAGCGCTATATTAACACTACTTTTCCGGCATGTAATAGACCATGTTATCAAATACAGTTATTCCCATACAAGGATCATTCATCTCAACGCATCTGATCGATATGTTTTTAGATACTGCAAACATTTCGGCCACCTGTTGTTTATCCATGTTTGTGCTAATAACTTGAAAAGCCGAAAATGCCTTGTGCATATCAGAGAATACTTCTTTTTCTCTACCTAAATTTGCATACGTCCCAATGGTAAACGTTTTTCCATCAACCATAGCAGTTATCATTCCATGATTTGCTGTGAATACCGCTCGGTCAAAATCAAGCGAAACGTCTTTGCTTTGTGATACTACTCTCATACTTTTCCATCCAATCTCTTTTTGTTTTTGAGGATATTTAAAGGACTTAGTAGTGCTGATTTTCTCAACCTATCAAACCCCCTCCCCCTCCATGCAGAATCATGCTTTGAACATTGATAAATTGTTTGAATTGTTCGTTCAATTCCATTCGTATTTTACAACTATTCGCAAAACCCTTGTTTTGCGTAATGCATCAACGATTTAATGCGCCTTAAGACCATTAAACACTGGGCTTTAAATTGTTTGAATTGTCTATCACGATTTCACCATTATCCGGGCTTGAATTGTCAAAGTTGTCCGGCAATCTCGCACAATTCCCGCTTCCCAGTTTTGGAAGCTCCGAAGCTGTCAACGCTCTTACTCTGGATCCCTGGTCTCTTACGCCCGGCATATTAAAGCCGCAGTACTTATTCAGTGACGGCATGTAATTCATTGGGTTTCCTTTGCCGGAAACTTGTAAACCTACCAAACTTTCCTCACGCATTTCGTCAAGTTTTTTGCAAATGTCGGAACCTGAAGAGCCTAGCTGCACGCCATTAACCCACCCATTTAACGTATCTCTATGTATTCCGGTAAAGAATGTAAACCCAACAATATTCACTACTTTCTCGTAGTCATTACACAGGTCTATATATATATCTAATACCTCGTTAACCTTATCTGTATCATAGGCATTATTAATATTATTATCATCCTTTAAGTACTTTGGATTAACTTTAAACACATGTTCATAAATATATTTACAGCAGTTATACCATCTATTCTGCGATATTTTGCATAAATCCTCTATATTCCTCTCTTCCATCCAGAGATTTATATACATGTCAATGTCATCTTTAAAAACATAAACTGTATTATTTACTTCCTGCATTTCAACTGCTGACATGTTATATATCTCCTCTCTCCAGTACTGGAATACTTAAAATAAAAAAAGCAACTGATACAATCAGATCATGATGATCTCGACTGTACCGGCTGCATGAAGTCCGTTTCTTTCGGGACCTCGACGGCTGCCGCCGCCCGTTGCCCGAATGCGTTTTTAATTTAATAAAACAATATCATTCTATCATTTTCTTGTCAAGGTATATTTTAAAATTAATTTTTAAGCCTGTATATTATATATATTATTTATATAAATATACTGCCTTATTTATAATATATATTTTTAATATTACAAGAGAGAATATAATCTTTCTCTAACTCTAGTGTCTATATCTACGTTGCAAAAATGTTGCAATTTGTTGCAGATGTGTTGCATTGCAACAAAACTGGTACAATTCTATCATTTTTGTCCTGTCCGTAATAAAATTATCACTCTTGAAATTTTGTGAAAATTTAACAAAGATTTTCTACGTTTTAAACAAAAAAAGACAGCTATATTTCAAGCTGTCAAATTATCAATACTCATTTCAATTATTCAATTTCAAACCCTACCAGCTCCCACTGATCCGGTTCTCCGTCCTCATCGTAAGATACAGGATCGTTAATTTCTTTAACTCTAAAACTCGGTGTATCTTCATCCAGCGCCGCGCCTGTACTGTCACATTTCCATGCTTCCATCGTCTCGCCGTTGCTTGTGTCGTGATCTACTGCGATCATTCCTAACTCTTCAACCTTGAAAATTTCTACTGCAAAATGTCCTTCCATCTGTCCTAACTCTTTTAAAATCTTTAACATAGCTTTTTCCTCTTTTCTTTCTTCTCTGGATGTGCTATATTCAAATAGCGCACATTTCACTTGGTATGGTTTTTGTGTGTCGGGCTGGATTTTCTCCAGCCCTTTCTTTTAATTGTCTTCAATTCCTTTTTGAGTATCATCGATCAGCTGATCGACCATCTTTTCCGCTTTTTCATAATCCTTAGATTTTAAAACTTCCTTTAAATCTTTCAGATCCTGCAAAAGTCTTCTTAAGTAACTTTTAAATACACTCATATCTTCGCTCATTTTTCTCCTTTCTGGCTTTCGCCTATTGCCTTTCGACAATATTATAATAACATTAAAATATAATTTTGTCAACACTAATTTTAGTGTTTTAAAAAAATCTTATTTTTTCTTCATCAGTCGGAACGATTTCCAATACATCCGACGGCTGACATCTTAAAATAATGCAGATCGTGTTAAGCGTGTCTGTAGTGATTCCCTTCCCTTTTCTCAAATTCTGCATAGTCGCTTCACTCATTATCTTCTCTTTTCTCATCCGAGTAGAAGTGTATCCGTGTTTTGAAAGTTCTTTTAATACATCTATTTTATAATTAAACATTTTTTCACCTCACATTTTTTATTTACTACATTATATATAGAATCACTCTAAAAATCAACATGAAAATATTTTACAAGAACACTCTTTTTAGTGTTGACATGCACTAATATTAGTGTTATTATAATCTCAACAGGAAAACAAAAAACACAAAAACAGGAGGGAACGATCATGAAAGTTAAAATTAAAATTGAGGGAAAGATAAACGATACTTACACTTTTCAGCAACCAGAAGAGGGAAATATCCTTGACGAGCTGGAGGCGATCATCGAAGAAATGAAAGCCGGAAGAATTGAGAAAGTAGAAATTGAGAGGGAGGCGTAAACATGAGAACGTACGAACAGGATTTAAAAGAACTTAATATTTCAGCAGAAGAATTTGATAACATAATTTCACACATTTACGATAAAGCAGCCGATGAAATGGCTGTGCTTGCTAAGGCGATTAAAAGCGGCGCGGCTGTTCTCCCGACTGTAAAAAGAGCATTTGAGCGCGTTCTTGCAATTAGACAGGCGGAAAGACAAGAAGCATATAACATTTATTATAACGATTTAAATACTATGTGTTATAGCTGTAAAAAATGCGGTATAAGTTGTAACGGTACAATTTGTAAAACTTGGACTGGTTGCGCAATGAAAAATTAAGTCGAAACGGCGGAAGCTGCCGCCGTCTGCAGGAACTGCCCTACCTGCACCGATGAGACAGGGCGCATGATGAAAGGATGGTTGATTTTATGAAGATGATGACACTTGAAGAAGCGAAAGAATACACACGCCAAAAGTTGGCACCGTATTACAGCAACGAGCGAATCGAGAACGTTGTAAAACAGTATGTTTCCGTTGTCCGCCCAGGCGTTGTCTTAGTTGAAAATAAAAATGTGGGACTTATGGAACTGTATCTATAGGAAAATGAAAGGATGGTTGATTTTATGAAAAAAACTGAACTTATGAAAGAATTTCAAGAGCTCGAAGAAGAAAAACAGGTGCATATTGACGGTATTGCCTGGAATAGTAAGAAAAGCGAAATCCAAAACGCTATAGAATGTTTAAAATGCCCGGATGAACTGTTAGAAAAATATTTGACAGTTGTAAGTCTGAAATATGAGAATACCGGGCGCGTGATTGCTGAAAATGGAGATTTTAAGCACCACAGCCACAACCGGCTCTATGTATTTAATACAGCACGGCAGATTTTAGCAAGTTAGGCAAGCGGCGGCGTTTACCGGGGTTCGATTCCCCGGCTTGCTTTTACCCAAAAATTTGAATATGGAGGAATTGAAGTATGAGAAAATTATTTTTATTAAAAAAAGGCAGAATGAACTTTTATGCATGCCTGTATGGCTGTGGCATGTATACAATCGACCGAATTACAAAAGGATTCGGCGGAATTGTGACAACATTTGAAACACTGGAAGAGCTTGAAAAATATGCTGCTGAAAACGGATATAAAAAAGCATAATAACCGCCGCAGAGGATGCACGCCGGAACCACTGCCGGCGGCGGTTTTTACCCAAAAGGGATTTTATTTTAAGGAGGATTTATAAATGACACAATTAGAAAATTTGAAAAACCAGATCAAGGAATTAGAAAAATCATGTGATGAAGCGCGTGATAGAATTAAAAACGAGAACCTGCCGCTTTTAAACATTTATGAAAACAGAGCTGCATTTTTTATCAACAAAATAGAAATCCGAAACGTGACAAATCAGGGAATCCGGGTTTGCATTGTTTTTGAAGATGAAAAAGAACTTGCGATCACAATCAGCGATTATACAGAGAATATAGCATTTTAAGCCGGGATGTTCCCGGCTTTATCCAGTCTCATGACCCATTCCGGTGCTTTTATTCAAATGCACCTTGACAATTTATACAACCAGGTCATATAATTACGCTTAAACGAACGCATATAAGGTCATTTAAGGCTTTTTATGAATGGATATAGTCATTTATACATTCATGATATAAAACGGCTTTAAAACGATTTTACAACGTTGTATTAATCATGTGTAAAGTTGCATGTTTTTCTACGCTTGTGCCGAACAATGCCGTAGATGATCGTTCACGGCGTGATCTTCCATGATGCACCATGGAAACCGCCGGGACATCACCGAGCATCACCGGGAAACCGCCGGGTATGAAAATTCTGATTTTCGATCTCAAAATCGAGTCATTTTCCAAGAAGAAAAAATTCAAAAGTTGAAAAATGAGATTCCAACTGTGAAAAGACAATATGCACAGTAAATTATTATGCGTCATTTCACAACTTGTGAAATTTGACTAATTCGTTCTCTTCTCTTTCTCTGGCTCTCGGTCTGTTTCTGCTTTTTCTGCGATTTCGTTGTTCTTGTTCCCATTCGAAAATTCCTCATTCACTTTCTGATTTCGCGATTTGTAATTTACAATCTTTACATCTGTGTTCAATTCATCCGGTATCTTCCCGACGATCAACACTGTATGCGGTTGCAGCCTGTCTGTCATTACTTTGAATCCCTCGCAAAACTCAATCCGAGCTGCCTTTGCCCGAACTCTTCCATTTGTGCATACAGCGATCACACCACCCTTACTGTACCCGGCAAAACAAAGATCATAATTGTCTTTGTCCGGGATGCCTACTGACGGTATAACGCGGATCCCGTTCAGCAGCATGTAATGTGCAAGCGCATGATTCCGGTACACGTTATATAGATTCAAAGCAAACGGCATACCACAATCGCCTGTAGCAATACTAAAATCCGGCATACAGACCGAATGGAAACACTTCAAGTGTTCCATGTATTTATCCGGGTTATTCCACAGTCTTTGAAACTTTGAATCGTCAATATAAAAATTCACATTTAATTTTCTATGCCCTTTTATCTTTTGTGAAAAGCTCTCTCCAAAATCTATGGAGTCCTCCGGCAAATAATCCAAGCTGCATGCCGGGACAATCGGGATCTGATATTTTTCATCAAGCTCCGCTCCATAGATCATATATTCTTTCATAACATCAAAAGATGTATGACATCCATTGTACAATACTATCACCCCAAAAACATTTTATCATTTTTCTTCTTGACAAACAACTTCTTTTGTGAAAAGCAAAGAACGTGCGGCGTAATCACTTCTGCTTAGTTCATTTATCAGCTTTTCCCTTGTCATTTCCGGGTTTGTTCTGTGAATATACCGCAGCAATTCATCTATTTTGTCCACTATGCTGCCCTCCAATCAATGTTTGACATCAGATCATCCAAAAGATAGATCAAATCAGTACCGTACAGGCTGATCCAGTCCGCAAGATACTCTTCCTGCTCAATCGGCATATGAATGTTATAGGAAAAGCAAAAACAATGACAAAGTTCATGAGCCAGTATTTTGCGCAAATAGCCATTTTCTGGTTTATCCGAAACATATATTATCCTATCATTCCAATCAGTCACAGCAAGGCTAATAGAGCCATCAGAGCGCATTAATTTATGACTTGCGCCGTGAACAAATTCTATTTTCCATTCAATACCATTTATAAAAAACATTTTCCCTCCAAACAAACAGGGGCATTTCTGCCCCTGCCATTACATTTTGGAAACAAGCGTTGACAGCTTGCTCTTTGTCATCGTGCGCTCTTCCGGTGTCATGTCAGAGATAAGCTCCGCCATATCCTCCGAAAGCTCTTTCATGTATCTTTCAAGGTCATGCATCTTTGCATCCTTGTCTTCTGGCGTATTGCCTTTGTGAAGCTCTTTGCTTTCCATGTAGCTTCTGCGGCTCATTCCGCTTTTGCCCTCTCTGCGATCACGCATTCCACCTTCTGATGACATTTTAGGCTCGGTGTAATACATTCTGCCAGAATGACGATCCATATCACGGTCATGCTCCATATCGTGATACATTTCCGGTGTCATGTGCCAGTAAGGCGGCTCGTCATATCCTCTCCGTGTTCCTCTTCCCTTTGGAGCAAATCTGCCGTCTGCATACCGGTAACGGTCATAATACCGTCTGCCGTCACCGAATCGATCAAACATTTCCATTGTTTCATCTGCACTGGATTCTTCCATTGCTTTCATCAATGTACGATAATACATTGCTTCTGCAAGGTCTTTCATCATATCTGTAACCTGTCCCATTTCGCATGGGTCTATATTTTCAATTCCTTTGTCAATTTCGCATTTAGCACATTCAGACAGTTTTTCAATCATGTCGTGCATTCTCATAATATCCATAAAACCGCCCTCCTTACGCTTCCCGGACTGCAATTAAATTGCTGTTCTGAACTTCGATTGCCTGCGTAGACGTATTCTGTACCGCTACCGTAACACAGCAACCGCGAGGAACGTCCACATATGCCTGCGCCGAAACGTTAAAGAAGTTTTCAACTGCCGCCGGTGTAACAATCATTCGAGTTGACTGCAACGGTTCTCCGTCAATTGCAATAGCCAGTGAAATAGCTTCAACTGTGCCACCTGTAGGGATTTGAATGTTTCCGGAATAAGATACCAAAAATCTTGCCCGGCACTGATTTGTAAGTCCTCTCAATTTGACAATGCCGCTTCCCTGTCTATGAATAATACATTTTGTTGCGCATACCGGAGTTTCTGTAAATGCCACATCTTCTCCCTGCGCGACAGTTTGAATTGCAATCCCTGTAAATTCTGCCATAATTATTTACCTCTCTTTCAAAAAATAAGGGCAAACATTATAGTCTGCCCTTTGTGTTTATAAGCAATACTGCACAGCAGACATAATCGATTTAAACTCAATTAAGATACTCAATTATTCAATTTTGTGTAGCAGCTACTTTTAGCAGCTACATCCTGTGTTGCATCCACAGCCATACGCATAAGCGTTAGGATTTGGAACAACATATGCCGGGATTGCAGCCGGATTTACAGCGTTGATGATCTGCTGTGTCTGCGCTGACATTGCAGTAGTGAGCAATGCAGACTGGCGATCCTGTGATGCGGCTCTTCTTAAGTCATTATTTTCTGCCTGTAAGGAAGAAATCTTTTCCTGACACAGGTAATCAAGGATTGCCCTTGTTCCTGCCTGCTGGCTGTCGATAATGTCTCTTGTGTTGCTGTTCATGGTGTTCTGCAGTGCACATGTGTTCTGTGACATATTGTAGTTTACACCCTGGATAGCTTCTCTGGTCTCACAGCAGCAATTAGCCAGCTGGGACTGTAAAGCATTCTGCGCCTGCATAAGTGTCACGTTTGTGGTATTAAATCCCTGCTGTGTCTGGTAGCCAAGGTTGCAGATTGCATTGTCTACACCATGGAAACCGTTCATAACGGCGGTATTCTGTGCGTAAAATCCATCACAGAGACCACTTGTGATACCATCTAACTTCCCGATGATAGCCTGCGTGTCAAATCCACGCTGAATAGCGGAATCAGTATAAGCAGCCGCCGTTGCGCCATTACCTCCGTTTCCTCCCCAGCCATTGCCGCCAAAGCCGCCCCAGCCAAAAATCATAGCGAAGATAATGATAGCCCACCAGCCATCGCCGCCCCACATGCCATCATTGTTTCTTCCGTTTCCTGTCACTGCTGCAATATCAGCAAGACTAGGAGATGCGTTTCCATTAAACATTTTGTTTACCTCCATCTGATTTATTTACAAATGGGATAACCGGTTATTATGCGCGCAACCCAAAATGTACTAATGATTAAACATGCTCATAACTTTCTGTTTTGCTTCATCTACCGTAATTCCTCTTTCTTTACAGAGATTCTCTGCCATTGTCTTAAGTCCACCTGTATCTCCGCTTTGATACATTTGCATGGCATTTTTTGCCATAGGATTGTTTTGAACCTGCGGAGAATTCATCATTTGATTTAACAATAATTGTGCCGGATTCATTCTGGATCACTCTCCTTTTTTACCTGTGAAGTTTTTCTTTGACCGCTCGGGATTTTATCTAATCGATTTTCTATTTGTTCAATCTTTCCAAAAAGTTCATCGAACTTCTGCATAAATGCACCTGTGCACTCGTCTGATAGGTCAAATTTCAATTTTTCAGTATCATGCGATAAATTGCTAACAGTATCATGCGAAACTGGCTTAAAAACGATTGTGCGAATTGTGCCATCTGCGTTCCAACTT